ATGGTCGACATCCCTCCCCCAACGGTCGCGGCCGGCGACGAGAACCGGCACCTGCTCTGCCAGATGGCGATCGAGATCCCGTTGCAGGACGTTATCCAATCGGCCGTGAATGCTGGGTGGAACGAGGTCGAGGTGCTGACGGCGATCATCGAAGTTGCCGACAATCTGGTTTTGGCGCACGGCGCAAACGCCGAGGTGGATGCTCTGATAAAGGCGCTGCGCCGAAACCTCGACTGACTGGAACGATTCGGCCGGCGGGCGATTGAATCCTCCATCGGAGGTATAGCGTCATGGATCCGAAGCGTTGGAGCAAACCCGTCACCTTTGAGGAAGACACCAGGGGCGGATACCGTACTATCACCAGCACGGGCGAAGCGGCTCGCGTTCTCCTCACCAAATGGCCGATCGCCAAGGGCAGGCAATATCGACGGGCGCGCCAGGTGTGCCTTGATGTGCTCGAAGGCAAGAAGCCGCCATCGGAGGCGCGGCGTGCGTTTCTGGATGCGGCCCGGGAAGCTGACGTGTTCGTGCGGGACCAGTAAAGCTGATCGAGGCTCGGATGAATCTTTTCTTTCGCTAATTGACTCATCCTCGAACGAGAACATAATTAGAACATCGGAGCCGCGAGGCGGCGGCGCTCCACCTGAAAATCAGACGTATGCAACGCGCTTCGGCGCGAAGGAGAAGCCATGTCCAAAGAGTTTGTGCCGGCACCACCAGATGATCCCATGTGGAATACATCCTACTCCGTCGGAATGTTGGAAGCGACCGAAGAGCCCAGCAAAGAGATCACCGCGGCCATCGCCGAACATCCGGCGGCAGATAGGTTCGTTTTCTACCGTGGCGGCATCATGGGCTTTCAAGGCTATACCGACTGGCCGACCGCATCCTGGATCGAAGTCGCGCACGACATGGAAACGGGAGATTACCGCATCCTTTGGAAGAGCGGCATAAAGGACACATTGGAAATCCCCGCGGCGGCGCTGACCGAGTGGGGGAATGCGAAGGATGCTCAGACGGCGCTCGATCGGCTCTATGAGGATATGGAAAAGAGCGGCCGCCCGATGATTGGGGTGTGCTCCGTCGAACGCATCCAGGAAGCAGACGGACGATGGAGAGAGCGGCCGAAGGTGTTCGGCTTCGAGTTCGGAGACCTCCCATGACTGCGCTGCCTAAGCCGGAGCCGGATGAAATCCGTTGGGCGGTCGAGGCGGAAATTGCCTGGCATGATGGGGACATGAAGGCTGCAATCGCCGATCTGATCAAGGATCGCCAGTTTCTGCGCATGCAGTTGGAGATTGCGGAGTTCGCCGGCAGCCGTGGCTTCGCCCGTGGATGGCGGCCGACTTATGAGCGCTGAACCGTGCCGGACGTGGAGTGGAAGGGATCGGCGCACCCTTATCGGGAAAATCAGATCCCAAAGCTGACGGATGCGGAGACTTTAGGGCAGTTCGTCAAGGTCACTTGCACCTGGTGCAGTCCGAAGATTACCCGCTACTACCGCCCCATGGATATCTACAAGATCGTGGGGCAGCAGCACGTCTTGAAGCTTCAGCGACGGTTTCGCTGCGAGAAGTGCGGTAGGAAAGACTATATGGAAGTCGCCTTCAAGACGGTCATGGGAGAGGAAATCAAAGGTCTCGTGATCCGAGAACTGGTTGAAATCCGAATGGTGAAGCGGCCAATATGGCGAGACAAAAAGCTATAGTGGAGCAACTATGTGTAATCTCTACAACGTGACTACGAGCCGCGACGCGGTGTTGCAGTTCACAAAGGCGTTTCGAGACAAGGCCGGCTGGAACCAGCCTTCGCTTGACGTCTATCCCGGCTATCAGGCGCCGGTCGTCCGTGTCGGCGATGATGGGCAGCGGGAGATTGCGAGTCTCACCTGGGGAATGCCGTCGCCGCCGGCCTTCGTGAAAAACTATGACCCGGGCGTTACGAACATTCGGAATGTCGGTTCTCCGCACTGGCGGCGATGGCTTGGCCCGACCAGCCGATGCGTGGTTCCGTTCACATCCTTTGCCGAGCCGGATCCTGCCAAAAAGGCAGCCGGCGGCCGAGTGCCGAACGCTTGGTTTGCCGGTAGTGAGGAACGCCCACTTATGTTCTTCGCCGGCTTCTGGACGCCATGGCGCGGTATTCGCAAGGTTCGCGACGGCGAGCGCGAATATGAGCTGTTCGGCTTCCTGACCACCTCGCCGAACGAAATTGTCTCGCCGATCCATCAGAAGGCAATGCCGGCGATCCTGACGACGCCGGAAGAAGTTGACCTGTGGCTCACAGCACCGTGGGAAGAAGCCAAGCACCTGCAACGGCCGCTACCGGGCAACATGCTGGTGATCGTGGAGCCGCCGGCAAAACCGATTGAAGAGGAGCCCCCGCTGCTATGAGCGACGAAAGAACTGGCATCCATCCCGCCGCGCCGGTGCATTTCGAGCACTGGTGCGAGTACCCCGGCTGCAGCCAGTGGGGCGGGTTCGGCTTCGAGCGGGACAAGACGAAGACAGATTGGTTCTGCATGGAGCATCGGCCGGAGACATACCGCGGAATGCAGGTCCGGCGAGACGCCGCATGAAGGACGACCGGCCGCTTGACCACGAAGACTTCGACGAGCCCGAGCGGAAGAACCCGTTCTGGTTCATCATCGCCGGAGGCATCGTCGTGCTGGCCACGGGCGGCGCTCTGTGGTCGAGCATGCGAATGCTGGGGATCGTGTAGGCCTGAACGCAGAAAAAGCCCCGCAGCCGGTTAAGGCTACGGGGCTGGAGGTCCGCCATCGAATGTGCGGATGGAATGTATCACATGAAGGTCGGAAGGCCTAGCTTGCCGGCTGGGAGAGCCGCTGGCGCTCAATCCGGTCTATGCGCTCCCTGAGATCAAGGAGAATGTCTCTGGCGCCGTAGACGTTCCCTTGGGCCTGTTTCACCTCGTCTATCTGGCGCTGCATATCCGTCTTTTGCTGATCGTAGCTATTGAAGACCCGATCCAACTCCTTGCGCGGCACCTGGTCTTCGCGGATCTCCTTGATCGCCAGCTCGGTCCTCTGGCGGTCTTCGGCGCCTCGGGCCGTGCGCCATTCCATTTCCTTCTGGGTGACCATTTTTTCGGTGATCACCATAACGGCTCCCTTCAAATCTGTCGTGGCCGTCTGGATCGGCCAATAGGCAAGCCCTCCAAGGGCTATGCAGAAAGTGAGCGCAACGCCGAGCGCCTGCCATTGAGGTTTATTCCGCTCGGCAAGGTTGGTGGAAAGCGCGGCGACCGAGGTCCGCATCTCGCTCGCCAGCGTAGTCATGCCGTTTTCCATGGCCTTGAAGCCGGCGCGCATTTCCGCCTCAAGGTCCGTCTGCCGGCGCCCAAGATTGGTGACGCGCTCCCCGAGTTGGGCTGTTACGGCATCAGTATATACGCGGTGATCGGTTCCATTCGCCATATCATCGTTCCCTGCCATCGGTCCCCGTGCCCTTTTCAATGCGAATGCAATATTTGATGCTTCATCCATTCGGTGCTGATCGCGCTTTCATGTCAGCGCCCCACGCCGCACAGTCCACCGCCTGCCGATCGCGATTGCCAGCGACAACGTCCCAGCGTTTCAGCGTGACGACGCGCGGCTCGTCAGGCTTCGGCCGAACCCGCTCCACTTTCGCCGTGCAGGCGGCGGGAAGGTCAGGGAATGGTGCTGAGGCTTGCGCCCGCCCCTTCGCCTCTGCCGCCCTCTCAGCGCGCTCCTGAACACTCTGGCAGCTGGTAAGCAGCGCCACCAGGATCAATGCCGCCCGTACCATTGCAGCTCCTCCTCGGTCCATGTGTCGAGGCCATTCTTGCGAGCCTCCGCCTCAAGCTCGTCAATCTTGGCTGCCGCTGCCTGGCGGGCGAGTTCGGTTGCGTCTGCCCGCTCCTGCGCTCTTGCGGTCGCGGCATCAGATATCGCCCGCCGGCGACGTTCTTCGTCGAGTTGGGCAGCGAGTGTGTCCCGCTCGAACTTGGTGACCATGTTCGACGTGGCGGCATCAACGCGATACCATACTACCCCTGGGATGATCTGGCCCACCAATGGAAGGCGGATGCCCTCGTAGAACAGGACAGACACACCGATGCCGGCCAGGACGGCGATCGGGATCTTGATAAACTCGGGGACGGGCACCGCGAAGCTCATGCAGCAAGCCCCTCAAGGCAAAGCTTCTGTTCGCGCTCGCGGCGGTTCACAAGCGCTCTAATCAGACGACCGCCTGCCTTCCCCCACCAAGTGAGTGCTTGGCAGCCGCCTTTGATATCGCCGTTGTTGAGCCGTTTTACCGCCGTGCTGTTGCCGATCGCCGCGATGCCGCAATTGAATGCGATCGACGTATATGCCGTGTCCCGCTTAGGCGTGAGGCGAAAGTTGATGGTCATGGACGTGAAGTAGCGATGCAACCCGGCACGGTACTCGGCCACCTCCGAACGCAGAAGAGCGCGGCACTGCGCTCGCGTCATTTGCATGCCGAGCTTAACGCCACGTGTTGAGCCGGAGCAGATGGTCGGTACGCCGACAATGTCCAGATATGCTTCCAGCCGCTCACCCTCCTCCTGCGCAATGAAGGGGACGGCGATAGCGAGCGTTTCTTCCTCGCTTGGCTGGGCAGCCCGGACCGTTGTCGCAAGCAACAGCGATAAGAGCCCGAGCACCAGGAGCACGCCGGCAATGCGAACCCATTCGACCCACTTGGAATGCCCCTGTTCGTAGAGGCGTCCGCCGATACCGGCGACAAGCAGCAAGACACCGAGCCACCAGACCAACACCGGATCGGTATCGACCCCTGTAATGGCAAAGCGGAGTTCGGGGAAAATCAGGACCACAAGCCCAGCGACCTGCATCCAGAAGCTCAGGGATAGCGCGACTACGCGTCGCCAGTTGGTAACGAGCATGAGGTTCTCCTATGGGGTGATCGAAAGGTGAGGACAGGGATAAGCACCCGGAGCCGGTCGGCAGCCAGTTCCGTGGGTGATGTCCTTTGAGGTTAGGGCAAAGAAACCGACCCCAGCGCTGGTGCGCATGGCAGCCGAATCCCCCCAATGTTGGCTATTGCGATCAACGGTTGCTATGGCTCGATGTTTTGTTAATCTTGCCACCACTGGCGCAATTTTAGGTGCGGTGAGGCAAAGTGGAAGTCGTCTATGAGACCGACCGAATGTTCGTGCGAGCAGATATTAGAAACACTAGGTATCTCGTCTGCACATTCGGCCACATGGATTTTTACAAGGGCAACCCGGACCATTGGGGCGCGAACGCTCTGAGCAGACTGCCATTTTCCTCTATCGGGTTTGTCTGCAAAGAGAACACCTGGTTTCCTCAGGCTGACATGATAAAGGCCATTGAAGCCACCAGGAACATCTGGAGGGGCTTCGATAAGAGGCTTACCTATGGCTTTTCCATGGGCGGATACGGATGCCTGAAATTCGGCGCCGCTCTTATGGCTGATTCAGCCATTGCCTTGTCGCCGCAAGTGTCTATTGACCCCTGCCATAACGGAGGGAAGGATCGACGGTTCTCGCGATTCTTCCAGCCGCACCTGCACGATGGAATGGAGATAAGGCCGGAGGATCTCCCTAAAAAGAGCTGCGTAGTTTATGACCCGAGAGAGCCGTTGGACCGTCTTTGCTTTGACGTCCTGCGCGCTATGCCTGGCGTGAGTGGGTTCAAAGCCTATCATCTCGGTCATGACACCCCGGACGCAGTCGCGTCTTCATCCATTCTAGGGAATTTGATAAAGGTGACTTTCGATCAAGACGACGAGGGCCTGTCTACTTTGCTCTCTACAAGCCGACGATCGTCCAGGAGGCGCACCATCGGCCTAGCGCTCGCTTTGCTACGAAGCCGCCCGGAGAAAGCGGAAGCTATCATTGAAAAGCATCGAGACATTCTCCCTCCATTCTGGTTGAACAAATTCGCAGAGGAAAGAGCCAAGATATTACCCCCAGTGGCAGCCGAGTAACGATAAGCTTTGCCTCCATATGCGGCCTCAAAACTACGCGATCAGATATTTGAAATTGAGCTGGATGACGCCAGACGTATCCATAGTGACGCCGACAACGCTACCGTTATCGGCAGCCATTTGAATAAGAACTTCGGTAGTGCCTCCCGTCATGCTCGCTTCCAGCCGAGACGTTCCGCCCCATAGAATACCATTGATCCACATCTCGACCGCGGGCGATTGACCGCTTTTGCAGGTAAAAGGAAGTCCGGTGACTTTCATAGCGCCAGTTCCAGTATGCGCCGTCCAAGAGAGCCCGATATAGATACTAACTTCGTTGTCGACGCGATGGTACTCGCCTTGCTGCTGGTTGTACGTTCCGGCGCCTGCGGACGTAACGCCGGCCAGAACCGGAGTGAATTGTCCGCGCTGGTCGAAGTTGTTAAGGTCTCCGCTACCGTCATTGAAATCCACTGGCTGATTTATGAAATTGTTCCCCCGCACGGTATTCTTGTTGACGCGCGGAATACTGCTCGTGCCGGTCGTCGCGCCGCAATATTTCCAATTGACGGTTCCGTCGCTGGCGGTGCCACTCGTGTGAGTAGGCGCGGTCGCTCCGGTTGTGCCGGAATTTTGCGCCTCATATAGTTTACCAGCGTTATAGCGGAAATCTCCAGCAGAGACGGCCGTTGCCGTGGCCCAAGCGGAATAAGAGAGCCCGATCGCGCGAATGCCGTACTGCTGTTCTGTAACGAGCCCGGCCTTCCTCTCCATTATGTTGTCTTGAACGTTGTTGCTCTGGCACAGACCGCCGAACGCGGCTTGTAGAAGCAGGCCAGAATATTGCGTTCCTCCGGTTTTGCCGTTGTCGCGAAGCTGATTTCCGAAGACGGTGTTCGCGCTTCCGTAAAGGCCGATCCCGTTGTGCGCGTTCTCGTGGCAGGTGTTCCCGCAAACGACCCATCCGTCACCGGTGACGCTGATCCCATTATCGCCGGTCTGCCGCGCACGATTGCCCAAGATAAGGCCGCCGTTGCAGCCATATCGGACCCCGATCAGCTCGTATGCGCTGGTGTCGCACCAATTTTCAACGATCGTTGTGTTGAGGATGTCACCAGAAAGCCAGATACAGCCGCCGACGCTGTTCTTAAAATAGTTTTTGTAGACTTCGTGTCCGTCGCCGCCATTCAGGAGATATATATGGCCAGACCCGTTCCCCTGTATCTCGAATACGCATCGGCGTACCTTGCACCGAAGGCTTCCATCGCGAATGACGATGGTTTCCGATGGCGCGTTTACGAAATACATGTTCTCGATTTCGCAATCGCGGCAGTTGGTCAGAGTTATCGGCCACCCCGTAGTGTGCGTAACGCTCCGCCCTCCATCGATCGTAAATCCGCTAAGGCTGACGCGATCGAGATTATTGCCGGGTACTGTGCTGCCGCTCGCTGTAGCGACATTCTTAATGACGCAACTACGAACAGCGCCGAGGCCCTTAAACACCGTATCGGAGTAGATCGAGAACGCCCCGTTTACGTTGAACGTACCCTTCGGGATGTGAACGGTTTCCTTGGAAAGGGAGGAAAACAGGGCGGCTCGCGTCAAGGCGGCGGCATTATCGGCGGCCGCGGCATACGCGCCGCAATGCTCGATGGTGATTACCGTCTCGGAAATCTCCCACCACCCGTTGTTTTCAAACGACAGGGCGTGCCCAGGATCAGCAGCGACGCGAGTGTATTGCGCCGTTCCCACCATAGTGGCCGGGACCAGCGGATTCGGGTCGTATGCCTCTACCGTCACTTGATTGACGAGAAGCGGGATGACTGCAGCGGCGGCGGCCACGAATGAGGGAATGCGGTATTGACCTGTCGATGGGTTGAGGAAGCCGGAGCCGTCGATGAAAACGTCCCAATAGGCATCATCAACCGGGGCATGGTTCTGGCTGGGGAGGGTCGCAATCCAGATGTTGACCCCATAACGGACAAGATCACCAACCCTATAGATTGGTTCATCATCCCAGTCACCACGGAAAGGAAGCCGGCCAAACAGCGTCTGGCTTGTCACCTGTTCCCAGGCGGCGCCGACAGGGTTGTATTCCTTGAGAACCGCCGGGTCGAAGTTCTTGTCCAGCCAAAGCTTATCGGTCGTGGGCGGCACGAGCCCGTCGATCATGTTGTCGAGGAAGCCCGCGGAGCGCAGAGCGGCAAGCGTTATTTCGGACCACCGGACTTCGAAGGAGTTGCCAGTTCGAATCGCACCAGGCCCCTTGAACAGGGCATAGTGGGTGTCGTCGTTGAATTCTGTCGGCATCGGGGGTTCCCATAACGAAAAAGGCCCCCGGTTAAGGGAGCCTTCGATCAGGTTTCGATTTTCAGTTAAATCCGGTCAGCAGTCGTCCGCGAACGAGCTGTATCGGCGGCACCCCACCCCTGCCCCGAGGTCAACGCCCGCCTGTGTGGCAAGAAAACCGGTCAACACCACCCCAGCAAGAAAGCCAGTGATGCCTCCGGCAAAGCCCTTGATCTTTATCCCGCCCCACATGAGGCCGAGCGTGATCGCCATTCCGACGAAGATCACCGTATCGTGCACTATTTGACTGCCTCTTGAAGGGCCGGCTTCACGCCGACGTGGATCGCGGTCCTGATACCGGGCAGCGTAGCGCCTGGCAATTGCCGGATGATGGCATTCGCCCCGCTCTTCTTCAAGTCGGCGTCGCCCAACTGCTGGGCAATCAGCGCCAGATCCTCGAAAAGGCCGGCAGACGGGCCCAGGACGGCGCCGAGCTTACCACGGCTTGCATATCGCGAGGCACCGCCCCCTTGATCCTTGTCTCCCGCTATCGCCTGTGCACCGGTAACAATGCCGGGCAGCCCCATCTTCTCCGCCGTGTTGCTGATCTCAAAGGGGATAGACAGGATGCCGGAGCGATCGAGGCCTTCCGCGACCCACAGGCCCGGGTTTTCGAGCAGCTTGTTCGCCTCGTCCATATCGCCGCGCTCGACATACTTCAGATAGCCGACCAGCATGCCAAGGGCAGAGGACATGACCGTCATCTCTGCCAGGCGGTGCGGCCTCTCCTGCAGGCCGGCGATCAAGACGCGCTGGTTACTGGCAAGGCCGAAGCTCTTGAACTGGAAGATCAGCTTTCCCCAATTCGTCTTCATCCACAGCGGGGTATCGGCCACGCCCTTAGTGATGATCGTGCGGTCTACGTCCTTGTTCAGGGCGGCGCCCCATGCCCTGACGGCTGCTTCGTCGTCCCACTGCCCAACATTGGCGCCGTAGATGCCATCCTCCTGCACCCCGTGCTTCTTGAACTGTGCGGCAATGCGCTGGGCCATGTCCTCGTCAATTCCGAGATAGGCCATATAGGCGCGCTCCGCCTTGTCGGCGCCGTTCCAGTCCAGAGCATTCCGCATCATGCGGTTCTGCGTCATGACCGAGGCAACGGTCTTCAGCGTGTCGTTCCACCAGCCAAGGCCTGTCGCCCGGCTGAAGGCATTCGAGGCGTTGGACAGGAACCGTTCGAACCGTGAGCCGTAGGCATATGGGTCGTTCAGGTCTGCCAGCGATGCCAGCCGGGATTGAAGAACGCGCTCTGTGACCGCGCCAAGGGCCTTGGCGTCGGCTCTGGATATCTTCGCGGCCCTTACGCCCTTCACAAGCGCCGGCAGGGCCTCCCGCATGGTGGCGCGCACGCCATGAACCGCAACGAAGCGAGAGGCGTCTGTAAGGCTCGCCAGTGTCACGCCACCGAGCAGCCGGATATAGTTCCAGGTCAGCGCCGCCCGGGTGATCTTCGACCAGTCGCTGGCTTCGTCGGCCGCCCGGTAGGTGCCGCGGATCATATCGCGGAAGGCGGAGAGGTTCTTGACGTCGCGGGCTTCGGCCTTGGTGAGCTTCTGACGCTCCTCATTCGTCTTCGCCTTGGCGCGGAGATCGGCATATTCGTTTGCGATCTCCTCAAACTGCGTCTTCATGTCGGCCCGGCCGAACTTGTCGGCAAGCTCCACCTCTGCGCCCATGGTGCGGGTATAGCGCCGGAGCACCGCCTCCATGTCATTTTCGAGGAAATCCTCGATCAGGTGGTCAGGGATGTTGAATGTGCGCTCCTTGAGCGGCCCGCGCTTCACCGGGACAAGCCATTCCGGCACATCGGCCATGCCTTTGCCGGTCAGATTGTTGAAGACGCTGGCGACGACGGCCTCGATATAGTCCTTCAGGTCGGCATCGTTGATCAGGTCAGGCCCCTTGCCTTCGGGCAGTTTCGCGATCTGCTCGGCGAAGTACTTCCGGGCGATCGTCCGAAACCGTTCTTCCTCGCCGATCAGCTTCTGCCGGTTCCATAGGCGGGTCACATAGCTGGCCGCCGTCGTCACCTTCACGTCTTCCGGCAGGAGGCCGATACGCTGCGCACGCTCAAGCAATGGATCGAATACGGTCGAACGCGCTTCCTTGGCTGCCCGGGTAATGAACTCGTTCCCACCAGGGTCGACATCCCCCCGTCGGCCAGCCTTGGCAACCGCCTGATAGAATTCGGTCTTGGTGCCGGCATACCCGCTCTGACGCGCCTCGCGATAGATGTTCCGGGACGACTCCAGCCATTGCGCCAGCGCCCCCCGCTGATATTGCTTTACGAGGTTTTCAACGTCTGCTCCGAGCGACCGGCCTTCCATCTGCATCGTCGTATAGACAGGATTGTCCACCATGCGGCTATAGACTTCGCGGACCTTTACCGACGGCGAGAACATCGTCTCTACGCCGGGGTTAATGCGAGCAGCAGCCGTCGCCCTTGCCACGATCTGTGCAGCCTTCGGGCCTCCGACACCAAGGTCATCAAGCTTAATCTCGTCGACGGCCGCTGCACCGGCCGACTGCATGCGCTTGACGATAGTGTCGGTCATCCCAACCGCGTCCTCTACGCCCTCATCCAGAAGATCCGTTTCGATCTGCTTGCTGACGCGGCCCCATTCCCCCGCAGACAGGAACTTGGAAGCCCCTGCCCCGATCAAACCGCCGAGAATTGCCGAACCGCCAATGGCGATAGCGCTTTCTTGGGGAGTGCGAAGCTCCTGCGTGACTTGGAGCCCGCCTTCCTGCACGGCCGCACCAAGAGCCGCAGCGCCGCCCACGGCGACAGCAGAGCGCAAGGCGCTATACCCAATGCGACCGCCACGTACCAATGCCCCGCCAGGGATGAGGATGGTCGGGTCTGCTACGCCAGCAAGTATCGAGGCCCCGACGCCAGTCCAGCCGGACGCCGCTAGCGTGGACCGATCCTTCCTCTCCTTATCGATCTGCGCGCGCTTAGCCTCCGCAGCGGTGCGGTTATAGACATCGTCCCAATCGTCAGGCGCTTCCCGTACGTAGGAAGAGAACTCCGGGTCCTGATAAACGTTGAATTCCGGGTCGACCTTGCGAAGCTCTCGCGGATCGATGCCGATCGAGGTGTTTGTCAAGGCCGAGCCGATCAGGTTTTCTTGTCTGAAAGCGGCGCCGAGCGTGTCGAGAAAAGAAGGGTCGGGAGCGTCATACGCCGAAACCCCGACTGTCCCAACATCTGGCAGTGGACGCGAGCGGTCGAGCGGCATCACTTCTTCCTCTGCGGGGCAGCCCGGCTAGGCACATTGCTCTTTGATGGGCCGAACACGCCTTGGAAGAACTCTCCCGCCCCATTGACTGCGTCCTTGAGCGGCTGCACGCCCCGCGGCTCCTTCGAAAGCCCCATGCCTTCGAACTGCTTGTCGAAGCGCTCGCGGTCGGTGGTGATCCCGATCGGTGGACCTTCAAGAGATTGTCCGCTACGTCCGCGAGGTGCTTCAGGAGCCGCAAGTATGCCGGCCCTGTTTTGCAGCATCCTTTGCTCAGCTTCGCGCACCGTCTCGTCCTGCTTGGCTTTCAATGCCGCTTTCTCGGCATCCACATCGGCATAGAACGGAATATTGAAGCGCTGCAGTTTGCCGTCCTTCTCATAGAAGACCTGATACCGTGCCGGCCGACCAGCTTTGATGTCCTGCTCGGTAGACTGATCGCCCTGCAGGTAGAAGGCGTCGGCCTCAATGCCTTCGGCCTTCATCGTATCCTTGAGCTGGTTGCCGATATAGGCGTGCGTTCCGTCCGGACCTACGGGATATGCCTTCTCTGGCGGATACTTCACAACGATGTTGCTCGACAGCGGGCTGAGCGATGTCGTGCCGTAGACCGTCTGGAAACGCCGCTTGGCAATATCTGCGGCTGCATCCTGGTCGCCGTTGGCGTCAACAAGCGCCTCTTCGAGCACGCTGCGGTAATCGGCCACGATCGCCGCTTCCGCTTCAGGATTGACGCCGACCTTGATCTGATCCTGCGATGCAGACGCGCCGACGGTCGGAGCGCGGCTGAATATGCCCTTGTCGAAGATAGCAGCCACATTGCTGGCGCTCTGGTCCTTGAGGAGCTTCTTGACCGGCTCGGACTTCAGGATCGCATCGCGCCGACGGATCTGCTCCGGGTCGTTTGCCGCGATGATTTTCTTGGCCGCCTCGTCGGCGGTATAGCCCATGCCCTGCGTATAGGTCTTGTAGAGATCGAGGTTCTTGGCGATCGATGAACTGCCGTCGAAAGAGCCAAATGATATCGGAGCGTTCTTCTGCAGGACGCTTGCCGCCTCCATGGCCTGTGATACTTGTGCTACGTCCGTCGATGACGCCCCACGGCGAAGCTCCGCCTGCACCTTCTGTGGGATATAGCCAGTGCTCGCCACGAAATTCGATGTCACCGCGGCGCGCTGCTCGGGCTGAGCCGACCCCATCATCTTTTCATAGGCCTTGTCGGCGATCTTCCTCTGGTCATCGTCAAACGGATTGACCGATATCCCGCCGTCGCCCATTGCGTTGATGAAGGCATTGACGCCAGATGTCTCCTTTAGCGCAGAACGAAGCGACGTGATAAGCTGCGCCTTGTCCCCGTTGTCGATCGTACGGTCAGCGAGGATCACGCTTTCCTGCATCTGTTCAGGTTGTGTCGCGATCATCAGGCTGTAGCTGTCTTTCGCGGCCGCGCGCTCCTGATTGCGCTGCTGGCTGTATTGCGTCTCACCCCAAGATGCCAACTGCTCGCGGCGAGCGTAAGGGATGGCATCAAGGTCGGGATCAACAGGGCGGGCCTTGCCGCCGCGCGTGCTTGCGTCCTCAATGTGCCAGTTTTCGTTCGCCAGCGGGAACTTGAGGCCGAAGTTGCTGGCATTCTCATGCACCCACTTCACCACGTTCGGCGGCGCATTCTTCAAAGACTGCCCGTTGAATGAGACATCCGCAGCTCGCGCTTTGAAGCCGTCCTTTTCATTGTGGTTGCTGTGGCCTGGAGGGGCGACGTTGCGGCGAGCTTCGTCAACCGAGCCATACTTCGCCAGTGCCTCCTTCCAAAGCTCAGCCTGCCGTTCGTTGGAGCGCGCACCGGAGTAGACCCCGAGGCCAGCTTGGATTTCAGGCGGCGCAGCCTGAAACATGCGGGCCAGCTTTACGGAAAAGCCATCGTCGAGGCCATCAATGTGACTGGCGTCCTTGTCAGTCCTGGACTGCAAGAAGACCTTGGCCTGGGAAACGTCCTGCGTGGTGAAAGTGGTCGTCTTGGCCTTATCCAGAACCTTCTTGTAATAGTCGGCGCTTTCCTTCGGGATCACGCTATCGTCGCGACCAGCGGCAAGCCATGCATCGGCTCGGGTCGGGCCGCCATTATAGGCGATCAGCGCCGCTTCCCTGTCCCCGCTGTAGCGTGTCAGCATCTGGTTGTAATAATGGTCGCCATACCGACGGCTAACGGCCGGGTCCTTCAGATATGCCTTTTGCTCCTCGACCGTACCATTGGCGGGGAACTTCGCATCGCCAAGGTCGCGAGCGATTTCAGCGCCCGTCTCCGGCATGACCTGCATAAGGCCGGATGCCCCTTTGGAGGATTCAGCGCCCGGATTGCCGGAGCTTTCGACATCCTCCATGGCAGCGAGAACAGAATCAGTGCCGCCCGTGCCACGGATCTCGTGCAGTGCCTGATCGGGAGCGTTCTGAAACTTCCACCGCCATTTGCTTTCGGCAGCGTCGGCCTCCCACTGCTGCCGACGGGCCGCTTTCCACGACTCCGGCATGTTTGCCGTGTCTATAGCCTCAAGCCCCTGCTGCTTCAGCTGGTTAAAATCCGCCGAGTTATAGCGGATCTGCGTGCGGACCGTGTCGAGATTGCTATTCGTCGTCCGATCGTAGTAGAGCCCCTTCTGCTTGTTCTCGAAGGAATCGGCCTTGGAATATAGATCGTTGCCGCGCGTGATCAGCGTGTTCAGATAACGCGTCTGCTCATCCTCCGACAGGCCCGCGAAATTCTGCTTGGCGAAGTCGTCTGCCCGCTGCTGCCACCCTTCGAGGTAGTTGCGGGTAAAGCCGATCCCGCTTTCGCTGCTTTCGTCTTGCGATTTGCGGAACCGCTCCTCCTCCTCGCCCAGGAAGCGAGTCAGGTTGGTCGAAACGGCATTCGCCTTGTCGCCCATGACGTCGGCCTGCTCGCGCTCGGCCAACGCCTGAAGGTCGAATGCGGATTCGGCGACGATCTTCCCGGCATTCGCAACCGCCGCGCCGACACTAACCGTCGGCCCATTGGGCGCAATGCGGCCGGAACGCGTGCCAGAATACCCGACATTACGCGAGGTGGGGATTTCGACCATGGATTACCGGTATCCGTAAGGAAGCTGGACGGAAGGCGCCTGCTGCTTCTTGGCTGGAGCGCCGAAGCGGCTGAACATGTTCGAGATGCCGCCGAACAGCTGCGCCCCAGCGCTTATCTGTGCCGCCTTCATCGCGTTGTCGCCGTTGATTTTTGATATCTTCGCCGCGTCGTTGTAGCCCGCCGCCTGCTGCTTTCCTTTGAAGATATCGCTGTCGGCGGCATAGATGACCTGGTCTTTCGTATCGTCCATCAGGTCGATAACGGAAGGATCGGTCAGATCACCCCCGCTTCCGGCTATGGCGGCGCGCTGTTGGCTTTCGATAAGGCGCCCCTCGCGATACCTCTGCGCCGCGTCCCTCTGGCTGGCGGCCTCCGCCTCGTCCGCCTGGGCCTGCTGGACCTTCTGCTCATAGGCATAGCGCGCCTTGGCTTCTCGCCCCTGCTGAAGCGTGCCGCCGATCTGCATCGCAGTGCCGGCCGCTGCGGCGATACCTGCTATTACTTCGAAGCCCGACATTCCCAGACCACCTTGCCGGCCATGAGCTCGTCTGTCTCGACGAAGCCCAGCCTTTCCATAAGTTCCCTTGCCCGCGAGATATCCCCGGTGCAGTGCGCCTTGATGACAACGGCGCCCTTCTCACGAGCCGCTTTGAACGCCGCCAGAACATGCCGGTAAATCGATGGGCGGCGCTCGGCCGCCGGTACTTCCAGCACGGCGAACCAGACGCCCTCCTCAAGTTCCAGCAACCCGCCAAAGCCTGCAATCAGCGAGCCTTTACAAACCACCTCGCCGACCCATTGCGTCTTGAACTCGATCCCGCCGTAATACCTGACAATGTCCTCGTCCGTCGCGGGACGGATATCAGCCTTTGGACTGAGCATGGTCAGCCATTCGTTTTGACATCGAGCACCAGCGCGCCGGCAGTGAAGGGATACGGCGCCTGGGCCCTGAGGCAAAGACGGCTGTCCGTGTTCCAGTCGCTGGATACCGGCATCATGTCTGCATCGTAGGCCGCGATCACTTCCCCGTCCTGCAAGGGTTTCCCCTTGTTGGTTTCGGTGATCTGCCGAAGGCTGTCAAAATCCTTGCCAGCTCTCACCTTGCCGATCGCCGTGTCGAGCAGATAAATGCCAAGCTGCGACAGCTTCTTGGGCTGGAATAGCGCAGTGCCTCCCTGGGCTCCGTAGGCGAGCTTCGTCGATTGGTAGTCGCCGTTATAAGGCAGGCCGATGACAACGCTCACGCCGGCGCTCTGGGCCGGGAGCACGACGTTCCCGCCGGCCACCGTATAAAGGTCGTCCTGATCATAAAGCGCCACGCCATTGGCCCAGACTGTCACGTCCATACCGTCAAGGTGCGGGACCGAAAACGTCGTCTGCGCTGCAGTCGCGGTAAACCGGGTGAACCCGTCGGCGAGGCAATTGACGAGCCCGCCGCGGCAATCTCTCAGCGAAGCGAGCTTCTCGAAGCGCATCGCTCCATTCCGGTTGACCGCAAAGCAGACATTGTCCTCGCCGCCGCCTCGGTTGGCGATCACCCGCTTGATCTGGCCTTGCGTCGTCCGCCGCCACCAGGACACGACCTTTTCCGCCGGCTCGTAGGTCAGCGCACGGGCTTCGCCATTGCTGAGGATGAACCAGATGATGGTATCCGGCCGCCGCTGGACAGCGAGATCGACAATCTCGAAGCCGTCACAGATCTCCTCGTGCATCGCCATGAGATCGGTCGAACCGTAGTCAAGCGAGCCCTGAATGGGCGCCAGAGCAAAAGCCCCAATCCCCGACGATTGGACGAAGATACCGTCGGAATCGCACTTCACGGCCCGGAGGTTCTTGCAGCCCCGCGTAGAAGCCTCGACCGGGAACCAGTTCGATGCTGTCAAAGGCTCATCGAAGCTCGATGACTTGATCGAAATTTCGGAAACGTCTGTCCCGGCAAGAAGGCGCTGCAGCCCAAGCAGCCACAACACACCGCGATCGGTGGACGCGCCGGTGCTTCGAGCGATCGGCGCCGAATCCCCCTCCACCGCATCGTCAAAGCTTTTATACTGGTCCGGGACCGATCCGTTGATCATGTCCTCACGCGCCCAATAGAGCCGGCCGCCGAAATTCTCGATCGCCGACGGCCACCCGTCATAGTCCGACCAACTGGACTGATCCCACTCAAAGGTCGATCCCAGCGAATAAAAGCGGCTCAGGACTTCGACCACGGCGGATTGCGCATTTGTGATGGAGACTATCCGTGCAACACCAGTCTGGCTGCCGCCGCCATAGATAAGACTGGTGTCAACCGAACCGCTTGTGAGCTCCCCTGGGACGATGACCCACCGGAAGTATTTGATGACGTTATTGTCCCCATCTGTGTAAGTCGACGAGACGTTGGATGTGAAGCTGTTGACGTCGCTCCATGCACCAGGGCTCCCGGAACCATCATCAGTTGCCACCTGGAGGCGCACCTTGCCGACCCATGTGCCGGTCAGTGCAAAATTAAACGTTCGTGACCCACCAACGCCACTGACGCGAATATATGCCCCTTCCGCCGGAGCGGCGGCGAATGTGTCGAAGATGGCCTGCCCACTCTGGAAAAGCCGATAAAGGCGCCCGATCATGCGGCTGTCGAAGTAATCCCGGTCGGCGAGGAGGTTGATCACGCCGACATAGCCGTCGGGCTGGAGCGCGGTAATGACGTCCGATGCCACGAAAGGCCCATCTTCGACCTTATACCGCTGGACGCCCCAACCCGTGTCGCTGCGGCGCTGGATCATGCGCTGCTGGTAGACGCCGGAGGCAACATAGATCACATCCTTGTGCTGCTCATAGCGGATGATGTTGGCCGCGAGGTCCGCAGCGGTCCATGGCGTTGGGATGACGACGACGCCGGATCCTTCGATAACGCAGCGATCGACCAACGCCGGGCGAGGCTTGTCGTTCGAAATCTCCAGGTAGATCGTGCCGGCATTAGGCGTAAAGGCGAGAGAATGCTCTCCATCGTCCAGTGCCAGCGCGGTCAAGATGCTGGAGCCCCCGGCTGCGGCTCCAATACGGACGTTAACCGGCCCGCGCACCACCGTGATGCGCAATCCGTGCTCTTTCGCCTGATCTCCTCCGGCAACCGTCAGCGTCTGCCGAGCGACGGCGCGCCCGAGGAAAGCACCGGTCAGGACGAGATTGCCGCCGCTCACTCCGGCAGTTGCCGTGCCTGTGCTGGCATTGGTCCATCCGGTGAAGGATGCAAAATCGCCGTTGGTGATGGCTGTCGCCACCGCAACACGGCTGACGAATCCATTGTCCCTGATGATCCGCATCTCAAGATTGGAAAGCACAGGAACTAGGTTCGAACCACCGGAATAGGAATATTCGAGCGGAAGCACCTCATCGATGTTGATATCCGCGATGTGCTCCATGCCTGGGCATAGGGTCATCGACCCGATCACCCGCGGCATCATGTTCGAATAGAGGGCGCCGGCGAACTGAAGTCGCTCGAGGTCCAGACGAGCAAGCGCCTCTTCGCCTACCTCGCCGCCGTTCAGCGAATATACCGGCGCATTGACCTTTGCCATTTAGACGTCGCCCTCGTCAGGGACGATCTCGCCGCCGACGATCGTATTGCCGAGGCGGTTGCCATAGCCGTAGAAGCCGCGGCGAGCTCGAAGCCACGAACCGGGCCGGTCGATCTTGTTGTTCTCGTTGCGGGCATCGACGCTCTTGGCCTGGCGCAACGCCTTTTCCTTGCGCTTTTCCAGATCGTCGCGCAGCGAAGCGCCGCCGGTGAGCTTCCCGCACGTCTCATAGGCGAGTTTCAGCGCCACATAGCGCCAGAACAGGGTCGGCCATGGCAGATCGTCGTCATCGTCATCCACGGTCATCATGGCGCTGCTGATGTAGCGGAGGTACATGACGTTTTGGTTGGCGTGAATGAACCCGCCCTGGTCGATGTAGTTGAAGAACTCCTGCTGGAAATCGGGGACATTGGAGACGGCAACGGTGCGGATGTAGTCTTCAGGATAATCAAAGACATATGTCCAGCCTACCGCAGCCGTCTCAACGACATTCAACACAAGCGCAGCGGATACCTTGGCGAAGTTCCAGTCGCCCTCATTGAAGGCCTCCTCGACAACGCCGGGCCATGCCCGTTCGAACACATAGCGGGCTTCCATCTCGGATGTGAGGGACGCCAGCCCCTCTTTCTCAAGATGAACCAGCGCCTGGTTCCAGACTGCGAGCTTGTTCGCCATGGTTGGTTATCCGTTGGCCTTGTTGATGTAGGCTTCGGCGGCTTCCTTGGCCTCGCCTTCGGTGGCAAAGCCATGCTCGACGACATTGCCTGCGTGGACAAAGCGCCATTTATGGTTCGGGCCGCCCCAGCCGACCTCGATATTTTCGAGGGTGAGCTTCGGAATTTCGGTCTCGTTGGCGTTGACACCGTCGCCGGCATAGACATCAAGAACCCGCAGTTTCGCGGTGGTCTTGCTGGTGGTCAGCACCCGAAGGCGAGCATCCAGCGCCATATCTTCGGAAAGCACGGTGATCTCCATGCCGGGCCGCATCTTGTCGAGGCAGTTGCCGAAATACTCGGGGTGAAGAACATCCTGGAGCGTGGTCCCAGTCGGCACATCAGCGGTATAGCGGCCGATCTTGTAATCCGACGGCGTGAACCGCGTGTCGGTGATCTTGACGAGGTTGGTCATGGTCTCGTTCCTGTGAAATGGAAAAGAAAAAGGGCCGCCAATGAAGGCAGCCCCGTTGTTCGGATACCGATCAGCCGACCTCAGTCGGTGTCGGTCGCAGTGACGGCAAGACCGTCGGTCAGGTCCACCCCGTAGGTGTCAGAGCCCGTGTTGATGTCGAGGACAAAGCACAGGTTGACTGCGGAGACGGCTCCGTTCGGCAGGGAAGCCATGGTGAACACAGTGACCTGATCACCCTGCCCCATGCCGCGCTTCATGCCGTCGGAGATGTAGTTGGAGGTGTTGACCGTCGCGATTGCGTCGGTGGTCTTGAGGTGCCACTCCTTGCGACCGCCGCCCGAGAGGGCATCGCGGACGAGGATGAGGCCAGAGGGATCATAAGCCATGGTTCAGGCCTCCTTAGGTAAATGCCACGGTGTCGTCGGTGACGACCTTCAGAACACCGGACTGCTGCAGGATGGTGGCGCCGTCGAAGATGGTGTGACGGGAGTACGAGTAATCGTCCTCGTCGTTGTAACCAGCTGCGACCTGGATCTCGCCCTGCGCGATGGCGTGGCCGACGGCCGGCTTCGCGAAGATGAAGTTCGACGCCGTGGCCGTGCCCTTGCCGGGCAGACCGGTGTGCATGATGTGCATCGCACCCAGCCACATCTTCGGACGATCGAGCGCCGCGCCGGCAAGCAGCTTGGTGTCGACATAATCCGCGGAGACGAACTGGTTGAAGGTCAGCAGCCGCGCCCATGCCTTCGGCGTCCACAGGCAGGTGATTTCCTGGCCGGCCATGACGTCGTTGTTCCAGAGCGAGGAGATTTCGTCGACCGTCTTGCCGAAGGTCTGCGTCTGCGCCGCGCCGGAGGCGTAGGAGTTGGTTGCAGTGGCGAGAGCATCGATGATCGTGTAATCGATCTCGCGTGCGGCAGCCAGCGCACCAGCGTTCTGCATCGCTTCGCGAAGGTTCGCCGGAGCGGTGAAGACGTTGAAGCCGGTCTGCGTTTCCTTCGAGTGCTTTTCCTTCAGCGTGATCGACGGCTGCGAATCCGTGCGGTTACGGGAAGGAATGAGGCCGTTGACGCCTCGTTCGGACATGCGGCCTGCGGCACCCTGCAGAGCGAACTTTGCAGTGAGGCCAGAGACCATGACTTCTCGGGAGACCCGGCTCTTGAGGAAGGTTTCGCCGCGCTGAAACGCGACAATCCACTCCTCAACGAACTGGTCCTTAGTGATCATGTAAGCCATGATAGGACGATCCTTGAGATGGAGTTGAGGTCAGTTCCAGCCGTGTTCGGGGTGTCCGTCGGTCGCGGTGGCGGGGTGCCTTGGAAATGCCAAGGGGGCCGCTTGGATGGCGATCCAACGGGTGCTTCACATCAGCTTTTCAGAGGTGGTTCAGTCTTGCGGGGGCCGTTCCCGGGGTGCCGCAGTTATGCGAACGCCTACTTCTTGCGGGCGTTGATCTTGTCGCGCTGCTGGTAGAGCTTGGTGATCTTGCTCTGTACCTCATCGCTCTTGTATTTTTCGGGGTCATCGACGCGAAGCTTGAGGAGCGTCTGGATCTGCTCCTCGACCGTCTTGGCAGTCGTTTCGACGTCACCCGTCATGATCGCGTTGCCGCCATAATAGTCGGCGCCGAGCTGAGCCATCATCTTGACGAAGGCGATGTTGTCTTGAAGGCGGGAGCCGTCCATGAGCCGCAGGCCCATCATCTGCTCGAACCCTTCGTCGCCGAGCTGCGTTGTCATCAGCTGTTGGGCGGCGTTCAGATTGCCTTCATATTCTCCGCCCCATTCGTCACGAAGCGCGGACTGTGTCTCCTTGGCGACCTTGGCGAGGTTGCTGTTGAGCTGCTGGACGCGCTCTGTCGCAAAATCCTGATACCATTCGAGCGCAGCCTTGGCAGCGCGCGGGTCAGCATTAGCGCCGTGCAGGTATTCCTTGAAGCTGTCGAGGATTTCCTTGTCTTCCTCGGTCGGCTTGAACTCTTCGCGGAAGGCGACGGGATAGTCCTTGGCTTCATCCGGAATCCCCATCGCCTCGCGATAGGCCTTTACCTCGTCAGGGGTCGCTTTCTCCCCTAGAACAAGCGGCTTTCCGGCGTTCTTGGCCGCATTGCGCGACTCCTTGAACGACTTGCTGATGGACTCGATCGACTTGTGCCGCTCAAGCTGCTTCAGGAGGCCAGCATCGCCGCCGGCCAACTGCTCGCGGAACCGCTGCAGATCCCCCTTCTCGGCATCAGTCGCCGCATCATTGGCATCGGATGAGCCATTTCCGGCATCTGCACCAGCAGAATTTTCCTTGCCAGCGTCCTTGGTGATGGTGCTGGCAGCAGCCGAACCATTATCTGCGGCACCACCCTGCTTACCGGCGGCCGCATCACTGCCTTGATCGGTCGCTGTTCCGTTCGTCTGCTGGCTTTCCTGTCCGTCGGTCATGTTTTGGTCGGTCATGCTTTTCACCTGTGAGCAAATCTAAAGGGAAAGAAACGAGCTTGCGGATCTGCATACCGACATGGCGCATTCCGCTTTTGAACGTACTGTCACGCTCCCCGCCGTGCTCGACCGGCAGGAATTCTAGGTCATTGATGGCGCAGATGTGCAGGATCGCGGCATAGGCGCGCTTCTGCTGGTCTTCTGATGCGGTACCGGTGGCAATAGCCTGTATCGCTACACAGTCAGCCTTGCGGATTTCGAGGTGGTTGACCGGCGGGCTGTTGTCTGGCCGCACCGTGATTGGCAGCCATGGGCGGTATTTGCGCTCAGGCATCAGGCCTTACCAGCCTTCGGCGCTAGGAACTCGCCTAAGCGGTCCATCTTGACATACTGGTCTCGCCTGACGTCCCTCAGACCAGTGTCGAACTTATGCGTGGTATCGCCGCAGTAATGGTCAAGGCCCATATACGTAACGGGACCGAAGTTGCGGCTCTCATAGACCCGCCCGGAGACGAGATCGTCGGCCGACCACTCCTCGACCGGGCTCACGGCGGGCCGGTCGTACCAATCAACGCGATAACTGTCGGCGCCGCGCGCATCCTCAAGCGATTGGCTCGGGAAGATGACACCCGTATCACCGGGAGCCAAGCCAAGGCGTTCCTGCTCGGCTTTGGCGAGGGCGTGGGCGACCTCATAGGCGATGTCGAAGTTGTCGAATTCCTTACCGATTTGGCGCGATGACCCGATCAAACCTGAGTTCTGCTGCTCGTATTTGGTCACAATGAAGCGCTCCACGCGCTTGACGCGGAATTCAATGGTCATCTGATGATTTCCTTATGTTGAAAGCGACGGCCTCGGCCGCCTATCCGAACCGTCCGGATTTCGTTACCCGGCCATAGCCGCGTTGACTTCTTGGGCCGCTTGCCCCGCGCGCCCGGCCACGTCGGCGATTGCGCCAACCTGTCCAAGCTGCTGCTGCTGCGCCATCTGCTGCTGTGCCATATTGCGAGCGGCAGCAGCCTGTTCCTCGTCTGTCAACCAGTCGGCATAACCGCCCGGGATGGCCCCGAAGGCATCGCGGAAGGATTTCCGCATATCCACCTCGGCAATGATTGACGGATCAGCCTGGAACGTCTCGGCAATTATCGCCCGGCCTTCGTGGTAGGCGTTGATGACCTGGCGGTCGCGGGCTTCCTTCAAGGTGGAGTTGAACTCCTGGGTGATGTTCTGCCCAAGTAATGTCTCAGGCATATCCACCGGGATGCCATTGCGGTCCACCTGACCGTATCCGCCGGCTCGCATGACCTTCTCGGTGACGAGATCAAGCGTGCGTAGTGCATCCTCGTCCTCGATCGGCTCGAACAGCGGCAAAGCGTTGCGAATGTATTCCTGAACGAGCTGTGATGTCTCATAGGCCGTCTTGGAACGGTCCTGCGGTAGGTTCAGCTTGTTGATGTAGAACGCATCCGCAAGCGACCGACGGGCGTCTGCAAGCAGATTTTCGCCGAGGCCGACATCCTTGCCGAGGTCCAGCGCCCGAAGAGCAACGCCAAAGCGCTCATCATACTCACTGTCGATGTAGGTCACCCCCCCGGACTGCAGATCGATCGGTGACACAACCACGTCTTCGGTGGCGATCATTGGCGGGTCAACCCGCTTCTCTCCGGCCTCGATCAGCGTCATCATCATGCGCTGGATCATGCGGGCCTGAGGCAATGCGATGATGGTTGCCGGGCTGAAGGCGTAGAAATGCCCGGAGACGGTAGCCCATCGCGGAACGATGTAGTCGAAGGTGAATGCCGGCAGCTCCTGCAGGATCTTCCCTTCTTCCGTCACGTAGATGTCTGCCCACTCCGCACCCTTGGGAAACTTGCGGTACGGGTCGTACTTGTCGAGCGGCACCACGATGTGGCGGACCTTGAACTCGCGCTGATAATTCCTGTCCTTCAGAGCATCCTTGGCCGCCTGCGGAAGCTTTTCCTCACCAAACCAGTAGGCCATGGTGTGGGCCTTCATATCGTCCTTGCGGTGCACATGATTAACCCGGCCGTCTGGTCCTTCGCACCCGGCCATCTTCTTCGGGTGGTGGCAACGGAACAGAAGGTTATCGCGCTTCTTGTTGTAGCTCACCTGCTTCCACGACATGCCGAAGGTGGCCCAATCGTGGTCCGCTTCCTTTGCAGCACGTCGAAACCCGCTGTCCGGGCTATAGAGGATGCTCCAATTCACTCGCGTCATGAATTCGAGGAATTCAGATGCATCGCGGCGGCGGGCGACATCCTTGTTCGATGTCGTCGACTTGAACCACTGGCGATCGGCAGGCCGGACCATCGCGCCGATCTGGTCGCCGAGTTCACGCCGAACCAAGGTCGGGTAGAAGTCCGTCAGGTGCGAGGCGAAGTCAGAACCATAGGTTATGGTCGTCGTGAAATCCGCGCGCTCGCAATAGAAGAACTCGGCAATTTCCTGATGGAGACTGTCGATGGATTCTTTCGCCGCAAACATGCGGCTGTCCATCTCCAACAGATCCCTGCCCTGCTGATCGCTCATCAGTTCGCACCCAGGGTCTGGCGCTGATACTCACGGCCGATCGTGCCGGGCACCGGAGCAAGCCGGTCAGTAGCCGACGAGCTCGCCGTCGCGGTCGCACCTCCGGTCTGCTGGCGCCGCTTGCGCTTGGCAAGCACATCGCCAGGGTCAGGCATGGGTGCCGGCGGCTCCGGGTCAGGGTATTTTTGCGTTCCACCCCCAAACAAAGCTCCCATCACTTCTTTCCTCTCAGTTTGGCTTTCAGCGCGCTGTTGGACGTCAGGGCCTGCGTTGTGCGGATATGCGCGGGATCGCGCTCACGCTTCGTCAAGGCCGGGAACAGGCTGGTGATGCCCCAAACCATCGCATCAGCGCGGTCAGGCGATCTTGAGCCGGTGTAGCCGGCGGTGGTCATCGCGAGCAGTTGGTCTTCCATCTCAGGGAAATAGCCAGCCATGACGACCTTGCCCTGGTCGAAGAGCGAGGCGATCGGCTCGGCCCGCACAACTTTGCCACGGGACGCATGGACCTCAGTGAACGGAGTGCCAGGTCGTGCGGCGCGGATGATCTCGCCAACCATCGCGCCGCCAAAGTTCGTTTCAGCTACCACCCGGTCAGCTTCGTGACGATCGAAGGCATCCGCCACCACCTGCCCCCATCGGGACGGCCCATATCGGCCTGAGAGGTCTTCGATGACGTACCCCTTGCCATCCACCCCGAGACCGCAGACGACAATCCCCACTTCATCCGAGCGCGTGTCCTCATCGCCAGAGCACCCGGATGGGTCAACGGCGATGATGATGCGCTGCATGTCCGGCATTTCACCGCCGAGGCGGCTCTGCTCCAGCAACTCGACCGACCAGAGCGCACTATCGGAATCGTCCGCGAACTGCCCAAGCAGGAAGCGAAGGCGCATGCGCTCCGGCATGGCTTGCAACTGGTCAAGGTAGCCGGGGGCTAGATTTGCCTTGTTCCCATCCGGGTTCATCAGCATCGCGACATGCTGGTCCGCATAAGGCACCGGCTTGCGCGTATCGGGGGACACCCCTTCAATGAAAAGTTTGTAGGTCCAATGCCCCTTCGGAGGCGGGTTACAGTCATAATAGGCCTTGAGGCGGAGCTGCGTCTTCTGCGCAAGGCGGGTGATGCCCATGTTGCGCGAGGCCCAACTGATCTGCGAGCACTCGTTGAAGAAGATAGAGGCGTATTCTTGCCCAAGGATCTTTTCCGTCCGCTCCTTATCGTCGAGGCCGCCAAACCAGACTTCTGACCCGTTTGGAAGAGCAAGGAACCAGTCCGTCTTATCAAGGTGGCTCTTCGCGGCCACACCAGGGAAGCAAAGGTCCATCACCTTCGGCAGGGTGTCATAGATCACCGATGCCTTTATGTGATTGAAGCGGTAGCGAAGGATCGCGTGTCTGCTTCGGTGCGCCAACGCCCTTACGAGGATCGATCGAAGGTTGATGAAGGTCTTGCCAGAGCGAGACCCACCATACAGCATGCAATGCGTTGCGGCCGACGACTGGAGATCAATCGCCTTCATCTGGTCCAAGGTGGGCTGAAACATCAGAGCAGTCCGGCGTCCTGCTGCGTGAACACCACCTGGACCGGCTCACCACCCTTGCCAGTCAATTCGCTCCTTTCAGCCAAGCCGAGATCCCGCGCGATGATGTTCGCATTCAGAAGGCCGGCAGCTGCCCCCTCGAACTTCTGGGAGCGGATAATATCCTCTACGCGCGTTGTGACCTCAGAAAAGCCTTCACGCGTCCTGTAGTCGGCCCAAGCCATCTGGCTAATATCGAGGAACAGGCAGAGCGCGTTTAGGGTCATAGCGCGCATCTTCGGCAGGGCCTGGACCTTCACCTTGCCCTGATACGCGAATGCCTGTGCGTCCTGCATCGGGTGAGCGTCCACCCACTCGAAGTATTCGGCGCATGCGGTCCACAGGTGATCAGCGTCCACGAAGATCGGCTTGCGCCCGTGGGAGCTGCGGGCCTTCCAGAACTGATTTCCCTTGGGCGCGGCCATTAGCGCTCAAGCTCCATGACCATGATGTCGCCGCCGGTGGATTCGTCGAACATGGCGGCGGTTTCCACTGCCTTACGAGCGTCGGCACCCATCACCATCGCGGCTTGCGCGGCTATCGCGCCTGACCCGAAGGCGGTGAATTCGCAATCGATCTCGAAGCGACCGGAGCCCTCGTAGATGAACAGGCCACCCTTGGTCAGGTGGATGAGGCGCGTTTCATCCCCAAGATCCGGGACAGGCAGACCCTCGATCAGGTTTTCGATAGCCTTGGTGCCCCGGGCGAGATCGCCAGTAACAGCGCAGATGCTGCCGTCACGGGCGCGGAATATCTTCTGGACGGAGTGAAGCTGCTTCCAGCCGTTGACCATTGCGCGGGTATCAGCCGCCATCACCCCGTCGCGGATCGCGATCGTTGTCATTCGTAGTCACCATGTGAAATTGAAAACCGCTTTGCCCGCGGCAGGGCTTAGACTAGCAGGGATAACCCGGCCACCGCGCCGGTGAGCCAAGAAAGAACGACGAGCACGTTGGTTATGCGGGTGAGCAATACCCGTCTGTCGCCGTCGATGTAGCGGGTACAGCGCGCGGCGGCTCCAGCGGCCTCGAACGAGAAGAATACCAGCGCCGCCGTGATACCGGCGAAGATCCATGCGGTATCGATGCCTTTTACCAGGCCTGCCGCCGAGATGATAGACAGCAGTAGAGCGCTGAATATTGCCTGAGAGGTCTGCATCATGCTTCTCCGCTGACAACCTGCTCGTCCTGAGACTTGGCCTTGCGCTTCTTGAATGCGTTCTTCGCCTCATCGGCGATGAAGGAGACATACATGCCGCCGCCAATGCCAGAGAGAGACCGGATAGCCGTGGGCAGAATACGCCGGCTCTTGCCGATCGCGGCCTTGTCGTCGTGCTCGCGGCCAACATGGAGCCAGCCAGGTTCATCGGAGGAGACAACCATTGCGTCGTGCGACCCCTCGAGTTTTACCGGAAAGGCTCCGGTCTTGAGTTCCATCGGGCGCGGGCCGATTGCTGGAAAGCCGCCGGCGCCAGCGTGGCCCAGTTCGATATAGCACGGCATGGGCGGGTTATCCTTGTTCAGCCTGTTGCGGCAAACCGGGCTTTCGCCCGGCTCGCCTTATCGGGTGTGCGGGAGCGTTATCCGTAGATGCCGCCGTAACTTCGACTGTAGTGGATGCGCAGGCCGAGGATCGTGAACAGGAAGGCTTTGCCATATTCGCGCTCACGCTCGAACAGGCGAGGCCGAAGGCCGATCGCAAGCTTTGCCGAATAACCGCCGCCGGGGACGCCGGGCGCGCCACGTTCCCAGAGAAGCCGGAATAGCCGGAAATGCTTCTGGATCCCGTCGGAGCGCAGCACCTTTTTGAACCGCAGCGACGGCGCCGACGCAACGAACAGAGCCAGGCACAGGCAGCCGACAGAGACGGCGATGGGGATCGGCGCGGCGACGAGAGGCGTCAGGGGCACTGCAATGGCGAGGACGGCACAGGCGAACAACGCCAGGCCACAGATGATAAAACTTCGATGCAGGTAGCGCATGCTCTTTCCTTTCGCTGGGTTGGGGAGTGGTTAGGCGACCGACAGGCGCCGGTAGTGGGCCGGATAGTTCAGCCGAACCCACTCGGCTGCCCCGCGCTGGAAGGCCACCTCAATAGCATTGTCGAGATCAGCTTCGAGGCCTTCGATCTTGTCCAAAGCGCGCTCCAGCAACTCAGGCGTTGCCACCGCGCCCATGTCTCGGAAGTAGCGAGCGCGTTCTGCCAGGAGATCAGTCAGCGGCGCTTGCGTCGAACGGCACATCGCTCTCTCCAAAAGAAAACCCGCCCTGCGTTAACAGGACGGGCGCCTCTGCGGGGCTATGGATTCCAAACTTGTCGGACAATCAAAACACGATCAAATGCCCCAGAGGCAGGCTCCCGGCCGGATTTGAACCGGCAACCTCCGCCGATTGGCGGCGCTCTATCCTGCTGCCGCTACGGGAGCCTGTTGGTCCTCTGAGGTGGACGCCGGGGAGGCCGAAGCCTCACGCGCAACGCGCTCCCGAACGATTGGTGACGGGAAGGAACGGCCGGGATACCACAACCTTCACGAACGAATGCCCGCCTTCCCAATCTCTATGCTGCCTGCTTGCGCTTCTCGCGCTGCCTGCGGCGCTCCGCCTGTGCCTCTGCCCAACTGAAATCCCGGAGGCTTTCGTCGAAGCCGCAGATCGGCTTGCTTTCGCTTGGGCGCCAGTACCGCTTCCCCGGCGCGTCTTCTGCGATGTTGACACTTTTATGCCCTGAAATCGGGTGATCAGGCAACAGGTCGTTCACGTCGATTTCGTTATTCTGCAATGGCTTGCGGTCAAACGCTAACAAAATACGCAAGATCGCACGTTCTTTTCTACGCCGGCCGGTCTCCGGGTGGATGCTTTGCGTCTTGCACCAATCCTTGAAAATGTGCTCCATCGCCATGCACCGCGCCCATGCTGTGAGGCACAGGCGTTCATTTTCGTCCTCGACAAACCTGAGCCACGTCAGTGTTTCTTCCGCTTCTGTTATCTCCCATGGTCTCGGGGCATTGTTGATGGAATTCCAGAAGGCTTGCCGCTCTGCCGCGAGCCGTTCAGACCCCCACCCGTTCTTGTCGGCTTGGGTGTACGGGACCGCGATCCACGAACCGCTTCCACCGCTTGGGCCGACGCGATATAACCCTTCCATGATCTGCACCGCACGAATGAAACGCTCGCCTATTTCTCGCCCTGTGATCATGCTGCTCTCCCGTCGAACATTTCCATCTGCGGTGCACCGAACACACGGTACGCCCTTTCCCAAAGCAGGCCAACCAGCGCGGCCCGCTTGTTCGTTATCCCGTCGAGGCCGTGAAGCCAAAACTGCAGGATACCGATCGGAACACCGTCATAGAACTCAAGGAACCTCGACATATCGTTCTCCATGATCGAGGGATAGTTCCGGTTGAACGCGAGAATGATATCGCTCGTTGCCCAAAGGCCCGTCTCATTGACCGCCGCCTGGTTATTGCTGGCGTCAGCAAGGGCCATGACGACGAGCCGGGCATGTGCGGCGCCATACCTGCGGATGATCCGCTGGAGCGTGCCCACGGCCCTCGTCTGCCCGATCTGGGGCATAACGTTCTTGGGGACGATCTCGATCGAGAATTCCGCGAAGATGGCTTCGGCTTCATCGTGGCTCAAGTGATCCACCCCCGTCTAAGCGCCATCGCCACCAGCGCCGTTTCCGTGCCAGCGCCTACGACATCCCTCGCGTGCCGCAGATACGTGCTGACGGTGTGAAACGACAGACCGAGGGCATAGGCGATCCGCTTCTGGCTATACCCGTCCGCGGCGAGCGTGATGCACTCGACTTGCCTTGGGGTGAGCGGGCAATCGGTCATTCCCCTGCCCCTTTCCGCTCCGGCCACTTCCATCGCTTCTTCATCGCGTAGATGCAGCTCTGGTGCATGCCGAGCCGTTCTCCGATCTGCTTTTGGGTCATGCCCAAATCGTAGAGCCGGCGGGCTTCCTTCTCGTGCACCTTCTCCAGCCGTGGCGCTTTCGGCTTCGGCCGGGCATTCCATTTGTTCCGGCGCTTGATCGCTTTGACCGTGCTTTCGGAAATGCCGAGCTCGATCGCGATGTTCTGGATTGTGACGCCAGCTAGGTAGAGAGCCTTCGCCTTCCTGTCCCGATCAGCAACCGCCAGCATGACGCCCTTCTTATGCGGCAGCCGGTCGAGGATATAGAGGCATGTCGAATGGTTCCGGTTGATCAGCCTCGCGAGCTTCATCAGGGACAGGCCGGGGAACCTGTCCCGCGTCTCCTCGACGATCATCTTGCGGATTTTCAGGATGCGCTTCGACATGCGCCCCTCGACGGTGATCTCGGCATAGCTGACGCCGTGGAAGGCACAGCGGAACTTCATGAAGTCCTTCGGCAGGAGGAAGCCTTCGGGATCATCCGGCTTTTCTTCCATGGCCTCGATCGCGTGCCGCATCTGCCCGATCAGGTTTACCACCTTCGGCTTGCCGTAGCATGCGGCTCTCGCGGCCTTGGCGCGGGAGATAACGCGGGATTCGTATGTGGATGGCTGGACGTGGGCGGTCATGGCGAATCCTCCAGGAAACAATCGATGGCGCCGGATAGGCCTTCAACTGCAGCGTTGTATCCTTCGCGGTACCCTGGCGGCTTCGCGTCGAACACGTTGTCGCGGATCGCCTGTTCTGCGGTGACAGTCCAGTTCTCTGCGCACCAGTGGGCGAATTCCTCCATCTTGAGGCGGAACAACTCGCGGACTTGGTATTCGATGTTGATGCGGCCGGTCATATCCCTGCGGCCCTTTCGATTGCCTGCTTCTTGATCCGGCGCCACATGCGGTCGTCGGTGGCGACATACCGTTCGGCGTCGATCCGCTTGATGTTCCGACGGCGCAGTGTGGCCCGCTGGCGCTTGAGCTTGATGTCGACGGCCCGGTAATGGTCGGGGCAAAGCCATTCGTTGAACCCGAAGGGCAACTTGCTCCGGGCCGTGGTCCGTTTGCAGAAGGGGGTGCAGCAGGTGATGCGGTCGGTCATGCGTCCCTCCCCTTGGCAATCGCCGCCTTCACCACGTCGACGAGCGGATGAACGATGTAGGCCGGGAACGTGGGCTTGACGCCACAGAGCCGATAGATGACCGCCCTGCTCCATTCATTGTCTTCCTGAAGCATCCGCGCTGTCTCCCCGAGATTGTATGGCGCGGCCTCCAAGCGCGTCTCAAACCCTTTGTGGGTCTGGTACGGACGCCAGATCTGCTCAAGGCTGAACTTTTCGAGGTCGGTTACTCGCATCATCCGCGCGCCTCCCTGCTCACCCGCTCGACTTCCGTGCGCCTGTTGCTTCCCCTCTGTCGGATGAAGGGCTTGAGACCGTTGAAGACCGCGTCGGCGGCCGACTGTGCCTCGATGACCGCGCCGTCCCGCCGATATTCGGGACCGTTCATGTAGCCGACGAGGTGGCGGTTGACCGTGCGCAGCGCCTCGAGCTCGGTGTCGAACACGATCGGCGCCCCGCCCTCGCCCAGCACAGGTTTCGGCTTTGCATCGCGGGCGAAGCGGAGCATGGCCCACCAGCCGGTTCCTCGGGGTGTCGCAAATCCGGCGAACTCGTTCATTCAGCTGCCTCCAAGTAATCCAGGTCTGGAACGGGTTTCTTCTTCGGCGCCGCGTCGGCCATGATCGCGCCGACGCAAGCCTTCATCTTCGCGACGGACACCGCATTACCGATCTGCTTGATCTTCTGCGTCTTGGTGCCGGCGAACTCATATGTCGCCTCGTCGGTGTTGAAGCCCATGGCGGCGGCGAGCTCGTGCGGTTCGAGCATGCGAAAGAGGATGTCGTATTCCTCCGTGGCTTCCGCGATGGCGAACTCGCCACCCTTGGCCGTCGTCATGGTCGGGATTGGCTCCTCCCCAGAACGCGCCTGAGGGCCGCCGTTGCTGTTTGTCACGGGGATGATGACGGATAAGCGATCCTTCGTGGTGATCGGCGACAAGGGGTCTTCTGTCGTCTTCACGTTCGCCGCGCCGCCGGTCGAGTAGTAGGCCGCAATCAACGAATGAGCCCCGTGGGTCGGCGCCGTTGGTATCGGCTCACTGACGCCACGAGGCGAGCCGCCAGACGCCTGCGATAGCACGAATGGCTCTATCACCGCATACGCACTGCCGTCGCCGTGGATGGCCCCAAGTGGCTGTTCTATGTCATGCGATCGGCGCCAGTTCGGATCACGCTCGCTTGCGTCGTTGCCGTGGGCGACCGTGACCAGCATAGGCCGGGCGCATCCTGGCCGCTCACTCGCCGCGCCGCCGGTCATGATGGTGGGAAGAGGGTCGCCAGTGGACCGGGCCGCCCCGCTGCTGTGCTGGGAAAGAACCATCGGCTCCGCCAGCCAGACACCGCCCTTCGTGTCGAGCGTGGGGATGAGGCCTTCGGAAACGCCTTCGGCCTTGTTGCCCTTCCGCCCGTTCATGATGATCGGCTCGGCTGCGAAAAGGTGTGGAGCATGGGCTGTTTGCGTCGGAAGCGGCTCCGCTGAGCTGGAGGCGGTGGATTTGCCCTTCATGTTGACGATGACCGGATAGGCAATGCCGATATGATTGCCGCTGGCCGCGATTGTAGGGATCGGCTGATCCATGCCCTGGGCGGACATGTGGTTGCGCAGGATGACGAGATACGGTTCCGGCCATCCGAACTTCTGGGCGCCGGCATAGATGCGCGCCAAGGTCTTCGGCGCCAGCGGCTTCTTGCGATTGAAGATGGACCGGCCTTTGATCTGCCAGTCGATGATTTCGCGCGCGGGGCGCCACGGCTTCGCGGTGTCGAACATGTCGACCGTCACCTCATCCCGCTTCCTGTGCGTCGGCATAGGCCAGTGGATCTTGCGCCCGTCGGACCGGCCCATGAGGATGAAGCGCTGGCGGGTGGTCGCGTCACCGTAGTCGGCTGCGTTGAGCTTGCGCCACTCCAGTTCGAAACCGAGGCGCCGCAGCGTTTCCGTCCAGGCGTGGAAGTATTCGCCCTTCCTGGATGGGATGGGGCGCCCGGTCTTCATATTGACCGGACCCCAGCCAATGAATTCCCAGACGTTCTCGATGATGATCCGCTTCACCCGAAGCTCTGTAAGCCAGGTGATGATGTGCCAAGGGTCGCTCCGCTGCTGGTCACTGGTGGGCTTTCCGCCTCGAGCCACGGAATGATGCGTGCAGGTGGGAGAAGCCATCAGGAGGTCAAGGTAGCCTTCTGGGACCAGGATGTGCGGGCGGACCGTCGAGATGTCCTGGACGAAGTGCCGGGCCTCCGGGTGATTCCGCTGGTGGGTGTCGATCGCGACCGGCCAGTGGTTGACGCAGACCAGCTCCATATCGAGGCCAAGCTCGGAAAGCGCGCGCTGCGCACCGGTGGATGAGCCGCCGGCACCACAGAGAAGATCAGCAACAAGCATTTTGCGCGCCATTAAAACATTTCCTCTTGAGTGCGCTTCGGCTTCTGCGAGACGTAGCGCGTGTATTCGGCTTCGAATTTCAGGTGCTCGTGCAGCGTCGGGTCGCCGAACCGACATTTCACGCTGCCGACCTCAGCCACGCCCTCTAGATCACCGACGAAGACGGAATTGATCTTCTTCCAGTCCGATCCGGTGGCAGCCGTCGCCACGCGCTCGGCTTTGTATTTCTCGGCTCGGTAGAGATAGAGGATGGCGTCATAGTCCGCCTTGGCGCCCTCCCCGCCGTATAGGTCGGCGGCGATCGGCCGGGGATTGTCACGGCGGGTGCCAAAGCTGTTGCGCTGGTTCAGGATCAGCACCGAGGCCTGCGTCTCGTCGGCGAGCGCCTTGAGCTCGACAGTCACCTCGCCGGAGATCCGGTCGGCCGAAAGCTTCGGATCGCGCGGCTTCACCTTCCCGATGTGATCGATGACGATGAACGGCGTCTTGCCGTTGGCGCGCTTCTTGATGAACCGGCGGGCGTAGGCGACGAGCTTGTCCACCCCTTCCCGCTGGCAGCGGATGATATCGAACGGCTTGCTGTTAATTTCAGTGGCGAACAGGACGCACTTGTCGCGCTCGTAGTCGGTCATGAGCCGCGACGGCTCGCGCTGCTGCCTGACGCTGATTTCGTGCACCTGGGCGATCATCTGGCGCACGCATTGGGCCGCAGACTGGTCGTAGGAGAGGAACAGCACCGGGTGACCATGACTGACGGCGTGGTAGATGAGCTGCATCGTGAGGCTGGACTTGCCCTCGCCTGATGACGACAGCAGGCCGTAAAGGTTCCCGGCCTCGAACACCGGCTCCGACAGCACCTTGGCTATCTCCGGTAGAGCGATCGGCACACCGAGCACGCCGTCGCGCTTGGCCGACGCCTCGAACATGGAGAGGTAGGACGATCCGGGCGATGCGATCGATGTCGTCTCGCGGAACCGGGCCTTCAGCTCCTTCAGGCGCTGCTCCATGTGCTCGATCTCGTCGGCGAGCGTCAGGAGTGTGTGACCTTCCGCGGCAATCTCCCCGGCGATCTGGGCCTCACGCGCCAACTGCCGGCCGAGCGAGACGCTCTTGATGACCTCGATCGCGCCAGCAATGTTCCGGCGGACCATCGGATCAGCGCCCAGTATCATGAGGTTCGAAAGATATTGTGCCGGGGTCACGTCGCCGAACCGCTTCGAGCTGACCAGTTTCGGCATGAATGGCTTGAGCGAGACCGCGTTGACGTGCTGCCCGCCCTCATGGAGCGCCAGCGCCTCGCGGAACGCGATCTGGTGGACACCCTCGGCGAAGTCGTCGGGCTCCAGCCCGCATTCGATCAGCAACGAATTGTCGTTGAATATGCAAGCCAGCAGCAGTTCGGTCGCCTGGAAGGCATCGTCCTCTGTGATCCGGTCGAAGGCGTCACGGTTGGATAGGGCGTTCATGCTGCCTCCCCGAATTTTCCTGCTTCATCGCCCCATGTCGTCCAGCCGGCGCGGTTGGTGCGGGAGAACAGCTCCAGCCGGCGGGCGCGCGGCATCAGTCGTTCGGCCTCGCGATATCCCTCCTCCGGCTTGCGGGAGTGTTCGCGTGCCAGGCCTGGGAAGGATGAGCGCACCGACCGCGTCGTCTTCGGCTCGCCGCGCTTGCCGATCAGGATTGGCTCGTTCGATGTGCGGAAGATATAACCGGTCCCGAAAGCCTGCTTCCCGTTGCGGGTGGTCTTCATCCAAGATCCGGCGGTAGCGAAGGCAAAGCCCCACGCGTGCAGCACGTCCAGCGCCTGTGGAAGCATCGGGTTAGTCGCCCATAGCCACAGGAGGCAGTTCGGGGCCGCGAGATCCAACACCGGCAGCGCCTTGATCTCCTCAAGCGGCATCAGCCGGTATTTCGACTGTGTCGACTTGGACTTGTCGCCGTTGTCGGACCACTCCTGCATTTTCCATGGCGGATCGGCCATGATGAAGTCGAAGCTGTGCGGCGGCAGGTCGCCGAAAGGCCATAGATCGGGAAAGAGCCTCATGCCGCCTCTCCAAATAAATCGAGCTGAATTTTGGAATTCGCGGCCTTAGGGGCACACGGTGGGGGTGCTGGGGCTGCTGGGGTGCTGACAACCTCCGCAACCGGTTTTTCCTCGAAGTCGCAGCAGACGACTTCGCAAAGAGGAGAGACGCCGCGCCATTCGTTCAGATAGGACGCAGTATCGATGCCGCAGGACGGCCCAAGGTAGATGCCGGTCTTCTGCTGGAATTCGAAGGCTTTGCCGCTTGTGTCGCGCCGATAATGCTGGGAGCCGCTGTATTTGAAGCCGCTCGACATCTGCGGAAGAATGAAGACACCATAGTTCGCCAACTGCGCCGCTATGTCGATCACGTGGAATTCGAACTCAGCGCCGGTATACCGAGGCGCGCTCTTGCCATCTGGGCGTTTGATGTTGCCGAAGGGTGGGTTGCTGACAGCGATGTCAAAGTGGCCGAGATCCATGTCGAGAACATCGAAAACGCTCGCCTCGATCCACGTCGCTTCCGGCAGGAGCTTTTTGCCGACAGCAACATAGTCTGGATTAATCTCGACACAGGTCAGGTCAATGGGCGTCTGGCTCCACCGATGCATCATGCTCGCGGCAAACGAAAGGACCCCGATGCCGGCGCAAAGGTCGATCATGCGCCCGGCAAAAGTCTCGATTGCGAGATCGCGCGCGAGACCGTAGGGGGTGAAGAAAGCCCCCGCCACGGTGTTGATGTGTGCGGCCGATTCCTGCCAATTGTCGATGACGAAGAATCTTTCGTCCTCCGTTAGAACATCCTTGGCCAGCAAGTCGCATGCCTGCTGGTGGGCCTTGGCCTGGGCTTTGGTGAGCTTCGCCATTATGCCGCCGCCACCTGCGGACGCTCATTGCGCTGCTGGAGAAAGCCTTGGAACGCCGGCCGGTATCTCCCGGCATGGATCTCCGCACCGCGCCAGCAGACGGCGATTGCAGCAGCCTCGCCGGCGTTGTGGGCCACGGTCTTCTTGGTCGGGAGAATAATGCCCTCACGCTCGCACTGTGCGACGATCGCCTCTTTCCAGAGGTTTTCGACCTTTTCCCACCTGCCCTTGCTGTCGGGCTTGGAGAGCTTCGTGATCTTCTGCGGCGGCTTGAAGCCTTTGCCATAGAACATCGCGCGCCAGGTGCCAGCGGAGATAGTGCCCCACGGGATGCCGAAGTTCGCCACGGTCGAAAGCACCGCGCCATGCAGCATGCAGGAGACCACCGTTGCCATCGTACCGCCGGGGCTCATCTTGAGCGCGGTTTCCATGACGACGAAGTCGGGACGGAACTCCTTGATCAGCTTCGTGACCTTGAGGCCCATCTGGTCGGCGCAATACTCGATCGAGGCTTTGGCCGGGAATTCGAGCACGTCGCACTTGATGGACGAAATGTGCTTGCTGGTGTCGAAGAAGGCCCAACCGGCGCTCTTTGACGTGTCGAAGGAGAGAATTTTCATTGCCGCGCCTCCGTCGGGATGAGGCGATACAGGCCGGGCGTGGAGAACTCCCCACGGCCACCACCACCCTTCTTTTCGATAGTCCAACCGAAGTCGGCGATGGTATTCCGCAGGCGGAACAAAGTGACCGAGAACGTGCCGGCCGCGTCGTCTGGGCCACCGCTGGGGTCACTGGCGTAGACGAAGTTGATAATTTCGTCCCGGTGGAACTGCTTGCCGATCTTGCTGGACAGCTTTTCGATGATCTTCCGTCCGGTGGTCGATGACACCGCGCTCAGCACCATATCGACCGGCGCGGCCTCTCCGATGAAGCCGCCGCAGCAGGGACACGTAAAGGTCTGGATTTTCGTTTGGACGTTCATGGCTTCACCGGGAGAGAAGATGCCGCATTCGCGCGGCGGAGGTGGGCGGCCATGAGGAGGATGGCCGCCTGCAGGGAGATCAATGTTCGGTATCGCCAGCGCCGACGAAGGGGTCCTCGCCATCAGCGGCCGGCGGCTCCTCCTTTGAGGATGCGGCTTCGATGCGAGCCATGATGTCGGGGATCTCGGTCTCGTATTCGGACTTGCCGGCGTCGTAGGACTCCAGCCAGAGCTTGTCGTCGGCGCTTCCGGCGTCGTATCCGGACACCCGATCAAGGTTGAGCAAGCCGGCCTTGTAGCCCTTGGCCTGGATAAGCTGCTCGCGGTCGACGCGGTCGATCTGGGCGAGGAGATCACCGCCGCTGGTCGACGGGATCAGACCGAGCCACTCGAGGTTTTCGCGGTCAGACTTGAGACGATCGACCGGCTTCTGGTCGTCCTCTCCGAAGTGGGCCTTGAGGTAATGATCGAACTTCTGGCCGGAGAAAGACGGATCGGCAGCCTTGGCGACCTTACGGTTCGCCGTCTTCTCGGCAGCTGCTTCTCGTCGCTTTGTCTCCGCCGCCAGTTCCTTGCGGAAGTGGTAGGCGAACAGCTTCTGCCGTTCCGCGTCTGTGAGCTTGGTGTTACTGCCGGCCGTCGCTGCCATCACCCGATCCTTTCTCTTGCCAGCCGAACCTTTTCAGCCAGCGCTTGAACCTCGTTTTCCAGATCCCGAAGATCATGGTTTTCCTCGTAGCGTTTCCGGTCCTGTTCGATTTCCTGCTGCAAAGCCCGGACCTCGGCTTCGCAGTAGTCGACATATGCCCGCCGGATCGCCGTGAATGCGTCGATCGTGATGGACTTCGCCCTGCCCGCCCGCAGGTGCATGATTTGCCAGAAGGAAAGATTGTGCCGGCGTGCGAGGCGGCGGATCGCGTTCTCGACGTCGCCGTTGCCGGCCGTCTCCCGCTCCACCATCTTCCTCACGTACTCTGCCGCGATTGCCGTACTCATGGCTCTATGTCCCTGTTCTTCCTGTTTTTTAGTGGTTGCCGCTTGAACCAAATTCTTTGACACCGAGTATGCGCTCCTTGCCGCCTTGGGTTAGCTTCCGGGTGTCAGGGAAGCGCTGCAGGCTTGGAGGGTAGAAAGGACCCCGCCCGAAGACGGAGACTGACAATGGAGAGAGCGGCGCGGACCAACTTCCCGGAAGGCGCGCCACGCTCCCGAAATTCACAGGAAGGGGTTCCCCCATTCCGAAAAGTTGAAATCGAAGTGCTCGGCCGCGTCCTCGACGTGAGCCCCGGCGATGATGAAAACGACCGCCGTGAAGATGCAGAGAAGGCAGAAGATGACGAAGAGCGTGACGAAAGCCGCGATCATGCTGAGGCTCCTACGACGACGATGGAACGAGCCCGGTTTTCAAGGCGGCGGATGAAACCGCGCTCTTCAAGAGCCGAGACGAGGCGGTAGATCCCGCTCATGGAGGACAGCCCCGACCAATCGCGCATTTCGCGGATCGTGGGCGCAACGCCCTGGTTCTCGGCCGTGTAGGATTGGATGAAGGCCAGCAGATCGCGTTGCTTCGCGGTCATGGCTGACGTCGGCACCTGCGGCTCGAACGAGTGATTGCAGCATGGGCAGGTGATCATGCCGGCACCTGTTCGGGCTGGCTGGTCAGCAGCGCGGTAAAGACCGAAATGTCGGTCTTGCGCTCGACGACCGGACGGAACATTGAGGCCACGAAGGAAGCCTCCATCCCGTCTTCAGGATCAGGCCCGTTTACGATCTCGTTCAGCCTGATGCAGACGACTCCGTTGCTGACGTCAGGATCGAATTCACGGACGGTATAGATCTGTCCTTTGACGGGAAGGACGACACCTTCATCCGCACCTCGCCTTAGCGCGCGCGGACCGAAGCTCTCAACCAAAACGACCTTCTGACCAACATGGAAATTGCAGATCATGATGCCCTTCCCTTCCGCCGGCGGATTTCCGCTTCGGCGGCTACGCGGTTGGGAGCGGATACCGCGCCGACGTCGGGATCGACGATGATGGCGGTACCGTCTTCGGTGATGATGGAGGATGAGAATGCAGGCGCCGGAAACTCGTCCGCGAACTTGTTGCGGAGATCGGCCAGCCAGTCGCGGCCTACGGGTTCGCGGTCGGTGGTCATGCGCCGCTCCCCACGTCTTCGATAATCGGAAGGTTGATCTCGGTATGCCGATGAACGATGACCGAGTTGCCGGGATGCTCCGGGACGACGAAATGCTGCCAGGCAATCGGCTCCGGGCTGGTGGGGTTGAACCCCGACCAGCGGCCCGCGCTGCTCTTCGTCGCCGGTATCCAGTAGGACCGGTGGACGTTGCCGTCGGCGGTCGCCAGCCAGACAGGCGCGATGTGATGTTCCTTGTATTCGACCGGCTCGCCCTTCACGGTGCGGGTCACGGTGACTTCCTTGCCGCGCGGGGCGCAGGCTATGTCGTGGTTCCAGCCGATCACGCCCAGCCGTTCGGGCCGGTCGCGCTGGCGCTCGGCAAGGATGGCCTGGGCGATGGCGAGATAGAGTGCGTAGTCGGGCTCCGGCGCTTTGGAATAATCTGCGAGCACGATGTCGCTTGCGATCTGGTCGATATCCGCCGGCATCTCGGCTTTGGGGATGGAGGGGGTCATGCCGAAGCTCCCTCGGCCGCCCGGATCGCGCGGCGCATCAGCGTGAGCACCGCCTTGTGACCGTGGCCGTCGTTGAATTCGAAAATGGATTGCTTGCCGCACTGCGCCCGCAGGATGCGGATCGCCGCGCCGTAGTCGTCCGGAGACGACGGAACACGCTGGATCGCGCCGATCATGTCGAAGCGCTTGGCTCGATCGCTGACGGGCTTGACCTCGTTGCCGCGGTCGTCGAGCGCTACGGCTTCCTTGGCCCACTTGCTTGGAGCGCTGATCAGGGCCAGCGCGTCGGAGAGTACAGTGGCGGCGGTCATTCTGCGTTCTCCGGCATGGAGGCCCGCAGTTGATCGACCTCCGTCTGCAGCGACACAGCGGTCGCCCATGCGTCTTTGCGCAGCTGTTCGGTGCGCTTGCCGTATTCCTCAGATGCTTCGATGTGGGCCGCCGGGAAGGCGATCTTCCGGCAGGCGTTCCAGCACGAAACGAAACGCTCGGCGTCCTGCCGGTCATCGAAGTGGCCGGCGAAGATGACGCGACCGCTCACCGTCTGGATGCGGTAAAGCCCTTCGACGTTGCCGTCATCGAGCGTGAGTTCGGGATGGGTCTTGAAAATGCTCATACCGCGTTCTCCTGTTGGAGTTTGCGCTCAGCATCATCAAGCCATTCGACCATCTTCTGGTATGTCTTGATGTTGAAGCCGATCCCCGGGTTCTGCACCCGGCTCAGGAACTTGCTGTCCCCGACGGCAGCGATGCCCATCGCGGAGAAGCTGGTCTTGGCCTTGTTCGCATATGCTGTCGCACGAGCGATCAGGCTCTGGCGGATATCGAATTCGGTGATTTCGGCTCGCTGGGTCATGTCCGTCATATTCGGGACATTTCCCGAATTGTCAAGGGATACTTCCCGATGGACGTGATATTTCCCGAAATGCGATATTTGGGCATGGAAACTTCCCTGCAAAAACGCCTGAAGATCCGCATGGATATGCTCGGCTTGAACGCCTACCAGACCGCGAAAAAGTCTGGCCTTGGCGACAGCTTTGTTCGGGACATCCTTCGCGGGAAGACGAGAAGCCCGAACGCCGGCAACCTGGCCAAGCTCGCGGCCGCCTTGGAAACGACTCCGGACTGGTTCTATGGAACATCGGATGACGAACTTCCGTTGAAGCGCGTGCAGTCCGTCGGTGGTCTAGACGTTATGGGTAAGATTCAGGCCGGCAATTGGGTAGACCGGAGCATCATCGAAGATACGTACGAGCGTGAAATCATCCCGGTTGCTCGCGATCCGCGGTTCCCGCATGCGAAACAATACGCGCTCGAGGTGATCGGCGATTCGATGGATCTCGAATATCCCGAAGGCTGCTACGTGACATGCGTGGACTTCTGGGACAGCGGCATCTCGATGAAGGATGGGCTGATCCTCCATGTGGAGCGGCACAATGGCTCCCTCGTCGAAGTCACGCTGAAGGCTGTCGAGACGATCGATGGCGAGCAGATGCTTGTTCCCCGCAGCTCCAACCAAAAGCACAAGCCCATCAAGATCGAGGGCGACGGGGGAACCGAGATCGTCGTGAAGGGCATTGTGACCGGCAGTTACAAGCGCACGATCATCTGAATTCATATGGACATACGTGGTCCGTATGATTTTCCCGTTCATATGGACATACGTGGTCCGTCCTTACGCGTGCGCGCGCAGCGTAGTATTCAGGGGTTCCACCCCTTACCCCGCAAGGAGCTTCGCCCCTTGACCCAAAGCGACCGCTTCGCGATCGCCTTCGCGTGCGGTTAGGTCTGCAGCAAATCGTTTTTTTTGCTTTTGAGGGGGCTATCCGAAAATCATCGGATGTGGATGCCGCCGATGTCGGCAGGAAACGCCAGGCGCACCCGGCGACCCTTTACGTTCTTCCCACCCTTCTGCGTCCACCCGTAATCCACCAGGATCAAGCCCACGCGCCGCAGATCAGCGAGTTCGCGCGAGACCGTTTTGCTGGAGCAGTGACCGGCCGCCTGTGAGAGCTGGCCATCTGTCAACCGAATGTCGAAGGTTTCCCACTCGAAAACGTCTTCAAGGATGGCGAGCACCCTGAAGGCGCGGACGTCGTTCTTCTGCAGGACCTGCATCGCGACGTAGCGCCAATCCTTGAATTGTTGGTGCCGCCCTTCGGACGTCCCGAACCAGCGATCTGGGTACCGAATCGCCTTGATTTCAGCGACTTCGCGACGCTTCCCCGACAAACCTGTCTGAAAATTTTCCGGCTTCATCCCCAATGACATACGGGACATTTCCCGGCTTCGCAATAAACATTCGGGATTATTCCCTTGCATTGGGGATTTTTCCCGAGTACATTCACCTCATCAGCCGACGGAATGAGCCCCGCAAGGAAGCAGCGAAACCGAAGGCGCCAGCGGGCAAGTTCAGCGTCCCGCGAAGTTTCAAGGATGGGGATCCGAGCATGGCATTCGTTACACGCTACCGCATCGAAGACCTTCAGGGCCGCACGCTCGCCGACGACTTCACGGATGAAGCCGAGGCCGTCGAACTGGCGAACGAGCTTGACGCCGATGTTGTTGAGTACCGCCGGCCCGGCTTCGACCTCCCCCGCCCGTCCCAACAATACCTGATGGCAGCGGAGTGACCGCCATGCACAGATCATTCGCAATGCTCTCGTCCGACGCCGCGCACAAGCTCGCGATGCGGACCCGTCACGCCTACATCGCCGGCCAGTTCACCCATGAGGAATTCGTGGTGAAGCGCGCCCGGCAGGAGATCGTCGCCCACAACCGGTTCGAAACCCTGCTGGCGCGGATGTATCCGAACCACAAGCCCGACCTGATCGAGGCCAATGTCCTGGCCGGCGGACGGGTCGAGATGGTGAAGGGAGCTTCGCTGTGAACACGAACAAGATCAAAAAAGCTCTCGAAACGATCGAACTCCGGACCAGCGCCCTCGAATGGCTCACGCTCTACGGGAAGCAGATCACGGGCAAGGTTGATGCGGTGGAAGCCGCTATCTCGATCCGCCCTTACATCGGGGACGAATGCAATGGCGCGCGCAACGCGGTGCAGCTTCTCCAGTCGTACTCGCTGATCAACCTGCCCGCCATTGTCGAGCAGTCGATCAGTTGCTGCCGGAACGACATCGAGATCGCCCGTGACATCATCCGCCGGGAGATCGAACCCACCCCTTCCACCGATAGCGAAGGAGCGTGAGACATGGCCTACGGTGCTTACAGCGGTCCAGACAAGGCCGATAAGGGCAAGGAAAACGGCTCCTGCAACCGCGGACGCTGCCAGTGCGCTCCGGCTCGCTGGTACAACCACGGCTCCTACGCTTGGTACTGCGACGACTGCAAACGGCAGATCTACGATGCGGTCGGTCAGCGTCATTGGGCGAAGGATTTTCCGAACGCTGGGCATCCAATGTTCGAAACTCGTGAGCAGATGGACGCCCGCGCCGCCCTCTCCAAGCAGGAGAGCACCGATGGCTGAGCACCGCACCAGGGCACAGCGCGAGGCCAATGAAATCGATCTCCAGATGTTCAATCTGGCGAGGCGCATCGAACGGTTCGCCCAGGAGATCGCACGAGCCGGCGAAAAGCGTCCTTTCCTCGGCGTTGCAAGAGACCTCACGGCCAATCGCTTTTACGTCCAGAGCTACATGCACCCGAAAGACCGGGAGAAGCTCAATGCGTGACCTCGGCCACTTCCCCAAAGCCTCAGCGGATCATGTCCTCGTCTTCACGCCGAAGACCAAAGACTTCCTCGCCGTTTTCGCAGTCTTCATCGTCGTTCTTGCGATCGGCATCACCATCTCCGAGCTGCGCGACCAGGCGCGGCAATTCGAAACCGCAGAGCGGGTCTGATGGGAACCGTCATCGATCCGGCCGGACCGGAAATCTCTATCGGGACCGCCGCGACCGGCGTCCTCGCCAAAGCAAAAGCAGCCATGGAGGCAAAGAAAATGAACGAAGTGGTAAAGCACGAAGAAGCGAAGATCGTCCGCGCGGAAGACGCTCCCATGGTCGCCATGATCGAGCGGATTGCCATGGACCCGAACATCCCGATTGATCGCCTCGAGAAAATGCTGGCGATGAAGGAACGTATGGAAGACCGCGCCCGCGATGACGAGGATCGTCAGGCGAAGAAGATGTATTTCGCGGCTATGTCCCGATGCCAGGCTGAGTTGCCCGTCGTCATCAAGACCAAGAAGAATGATCACACCAAATCTACCTATGCTGACCTCGCCGCAATCGAAGAGCAGGCGATGCCCATCATCCATCGGCACGGGTTCGCTGTCTCATTCCAGCCGGACGGATACAACGCGAACGGGGAGCTTCGGATACTCTGGGAGATTTCCCATGAAGGTGGGCATCATCGCAACGGCGTCGGGGAAATCCCCGTCGATGTGGCTGGCGCTCAGGGAAGGGTGAACAAGACCGGAACGCAAGCGTTCGGCAGCACCGCCACATATGGTCGGCGTTACCTGCTCTGCATGCTGTTCAATATCAGCACCGGTGACGATCGTGATGGGAACAACCCGCCGCGCCAACCGGAAACCGTTTCGGAAGACCAAGTGCAAATCATCCGAGGCCTCTTGGATGAGACGGATTCCGATATCGAACAATTCTGCCGCATGGGCAAGATCGATGCGCTACCCGACATGCTGGCGGTAGATTTCGATGATGCCGTCCGGCTGCTGAACCAGAAGAAGGCCAAGATGCAGCAGAGGGCCGCGTCATGATGGAGGTCTTCGATTTCGAACAGGGCGAGGAAGAATGGTTCCATGCCCGCATGGGTATCCCGACCGCCAGCAAGTTCGCCACGGTCATGGCAAAGGGCGAAGGAAAAACCCGCAGCGAATACATGCGGAAGCTTGCCGGCGAAATCATCACGGGCGAACCGGCGGAATCGTTCTCCAATGTCCACACCGAGCGTGGAAACGTCATGGAGGACGAGGCGAGGCAGACCTACGCCTTCGTAGAGATGGCAGAGATCCGTCGCGTCGGCTTCATCCGCAACGGCAACAAGGGCGCCAGCCCCGATAGCCTCGTCGGCGCCAACGGCGGCTTGGAGATCAAGACCGCGCTGCCGCATATCCAAATCGATCGCCTCGAGCGGGATCGTCTCCCCCCGGAGCATAGGGCCCAGGTACAGGGCAACCTATGGCTCTCGGAGCGCGAATGGTGGGATTTCGTCTCCTATTGGCCTCGCCTGCCAATCCTGACCGTCCGCGTCTACCGCGACGAGGATTACATCAAGACCATGGCTGACGAGATTGACAGGTTCAACGACGAGCTGGCGGAGCTTGTGGATCGTATCCGCCGCTATGGTCAGAAGGAGGCGGCATGACCACGCGCCAGACCGTCACCATACAGGGACCAGTAGAACGCGATCAGATCGCACGATGGGCGCGCAATGTCGAAGCCGGCACGGTCGTCACCTTCCGCAAGAAAAGCCGATCGACGGAGCAGTCTGCAAAAATGTGGGCGATGCTCAGTGAGGTTGCCGAGCAGGTTGAATGGTACGGCCAGAAGCTCGACGCCGAGGACTGGAAGGACATGTTCACCGCGTCACTCCGCCACGCCCGCGTCGTGCCCGGCATCGACAAGGGGACCTATGTCCCGCTCGGCATGCACACGTCCACGCTGACGGTCGAGGAGATGAGTAATCTGATCGAACTCATCTATGCCTTCGGCGCAGAACATGGCGTCGTGTTCAAAGATCCGAAGGAGCCCGATCAACCCGATTCCGGCGATGTCCCCCCGCCGGATGAAGCCGACGACGCCTCCCCCATCCCGTCGTCGGCCGAGGAGGTGGGCGATCCGCCGCTCACCTCCTCCACCATTTCCGATGCTGATCTCGATTGGCTCAAGACTGTGACGAAGATGCTTTGGTCGGCCACCCACGCCGGCAAGGAGAACCTTCATATCCTTGAGACGCAGAAGATGTGCGTGCCGAGCGGCAAGCCTTTTTCCGAGGATGCTCGGGAGAAGGCCCGCAAGATTTACGAGCAGTTGGAGAAGGTTCCGGCGCTCGGACACGACAAGGCCGGCAAGCGCGGAATCGTCGCGAACATCGCCGGTATCAACCCGCGCGACCTGGAGGCATAAAATGGCCTACTTCTCCAATGGCACCGAAGGCATGATGTACGAGGAGAAATTCTGCGACCGCTGCCTTCACCAGGAAGGCTGCCCGGTCTGGGATGCTCATCTCCTCTACAGCTATCGCGACTGCAACGACGAAGGCAGCATCCTGCACATGCTTATCCCGCGCGATGGTGCCGGCAATGCTCGTTGCCGAATGTTCGTCGACAAGGGGCTGTTGAGCAATCTCGCGCTGTTGCAGTACCGCGCTGAGGCGCAGAAGGCGGAGGTGGCCCATGGCTGACCGCCCGATCTTATTCAGCGCCCCAATGGTGATAGCCCTGCTCGCTGGCACTAAGACGCAGACGCGGCGGATCCTCAAGCCGCAGCCAACCATCAACTCGGCCGGTCTTCTGGTGTGGGAAAGTCGGAGAGACTTCGTTCAGGGACTTCCAAGGGATGTCGCCTTCATGCAGCGGATCGCGAAGGGCGATCGCCTCTGGGTGAAGGAAAACCACGCCATCGTGCCACGCACGGCATACCGGATGAGCGAGGGCGTCCAGCAGATATTGCGGCCCGACGATGATCACGACGCAGCGGTCTACGCCGCCGGCTGGGATCGGTCGAAGCCGGGCCGCTGGCGCCCATCCATCCACATGCCCCGTTGGGCCTCCCGCCTGACGCTCACCGTCACCGACGTGCGGGTGGAGTGGCTGCAGGATATCAGCGGTTCGGATGCTATCGCAGAAGGCGCTGATATCACGCGCGAGATGACCATGACCGGCCCGATGGTCAAGGTAGCGCCAGGCACCTACCTATCGCCAATCGCTTGGTATCACCGCCTTTGGGACGAGATCAACGGCGAAGGCTCATGGGACGCCAATCCGTGGGTTGTCGCCTACACCTTCACCGTCGAGCGCGGCAACATCGACCAGATCGGGAGGGCTGCGGCATGAAGGCCCTCGCCCACACCCTGATCATGCGCTCCCACGCCTCCGGCAATCCGATCGCCACGACGGACCGGGACGCCGAGTTCTACCTCATCAACCACGGATACGCCGCATATAGCCAGAAGCCGCTTATGGTGCTCACCAAGGCCGGTACTGACTACGCGGACCGTGAGCTTGCCTGGCAGCGGCAGGAAGAGCGGTGGGCCAGATGAGCGAATCCTTCGACAAAGCATCGATCCTGTCGACCATCACCGACGGCATGAAGATGAAGGCCCGGATGATCGAGAAGGGCGTCACCGCCGCCCGGGTCAAATGCCCGAAGTGCGATGGCATGCTTCACGCCCGCCTCGCCGGCCGCAACAACCATATCCGCTTCTGGTGCGACGGCCCATGCAAGCGCCAGATGATGGAGTAGGTTATGACCGCTTTCCGTATCGCACACCACGCCGCCAGCCCAGCTCCGACGCCCAAGGCCAAGGCGGTGAAGAGCAAGGGATACCTCGCGTTTCTGCACGAGCTACCGTGCGCTGTGTCAGGCGTCTACGGCGTCGAGGCCGCGCACCTTTCCATGGCCGCTCCGAAATATGGACATTGGGGACGCGGGAAGGGAAGCAAGGCTCCTGACCGCTGGGCGCTTCCCCTGTCTCCGGCAGAGCACGCCCGCCAGCACAATATCGGCGAGGAAGCGTTTTGGCGCGCCGCCGGCATCAACCCGCACGTCCTGGCGCTGACCATCTTCGGCCTCTGGTCCGACATGGGTGACGATGCACAGCCCTTCGCCGCGGCGATCGTCAATCAGCACCTCGCAGCTTCCAACCGTCTTCGGGAAAGGGATTCGCTATGACCGTCACCCCAGAACAGGCTATCGAGAATATCCGCCAGGCTTTGGAAGCTGGCCCATATGAAGGGCCGTGGACCATTGAAGAGTTCCAGCACGATGGGCGCCCATGCGCGCTGATCGTATCGGCGGGCGGAACGATCATCGCTGAGATCCGCGGCTACATCGATTCTTGCGGCAATGGCGAGAACGCTCGCTTCATCGCCGCCTGCAACCCTCAGAACGTCGCCGTCCTCCTATTTGCCCTCCAGTCAGCGGCAGATACACCAGCGCCCTCGTCACATGTGGACGGGGACCGACTGGACGAACTCACCAAGCAGCGCGATCACTTCCGCGACCAGTGGCGTGCCTGCTGGGCACCCCTGACGCCAAGAAGCGAAAACGAAAAGCGGGGCTTTGAGCGCGTTCTCGCAATTCTCAAATCCAAACTGAGCGACGGCGGCGGCATCGTTGGCCCTTCCGAAGTCCAGCGCGCTCACAACGACTTCTATCGCGGACGCCGTGTTGCATTTGAGGAATGCGCCACCATGCTCCGCGCCGCCCTCGAAGCGGAGGGCCAGAAAGATGCGTGAACTCAAGTTGCAGCCCGAAAACACCATTGTGGATATTCCGGACCTCAACCGGTTCCAGATTGGCGATCATGTTGTTGTCGATGCCACAGGCGATTTCGACCGCTTTGAAGGCGTGATCATCGGGATGGAGCTTCGCAGGATGTATGGCTCTAGCTACCTCAAGCCGAGCATCACGATCTTGCACGATGGCTGCATTACGGACGAGTTCAAGCCGTCCGACTGCCGCAAGGTCGATCCCCCATCCCCCGCAACGAATATGGAGCCGTCTGACGAGCTACGAAAGCGCGTCATGCGCGCCATTTTCGACCCCGGCGCGACGGAAGGCTTCAAGGGCGATCGCGACCTGACGACGTGGCAGACGGACGCTGTGATGCGCGTGATCGCGGAGGGCCGAGCCGATGCTTAGCCGCCGCGCGTTCCTCACGAGCACCGCAGCAGTCGCGATCGCACCCCTCTTGCCTGCCGTGCAATCCGTCGCAGCCGAGGCCACCCTAATCCGGCCGGCTACAACGATTTGGGTCGGCGGTCATCGCGGAGAGTACGACTGGCAACCCTTCCACGGGGAAACCAAGCGCGATGTCATCAGGCAGCTTTTGGAACATCACAGCCATGGCAACGATGAAGAGATCGACGCCACCATGACCATGACCGACGAGGAACTGGACGTCGAGTTGAAGGCCATGGAGATGTCCCTGCAGCGCGTTTCGAAAATGGATGGCCTTCAGCCAGACGAAATCAGGGGCCATCACTGGATCAGAGCTGGCCTTGGCTCATGCTGCGATCGCTGCGACAGCGAGACCTGCGCCGACATGGGTGCCCGCGCACTCAACGGCGAGGCCGTCTGTGAAGAGTGCTTGACCTTCCGCGATAAGATCCAGCTCGGCGACTACGAGGACGAGATCGAGGAAGAGCTGGTCGAACTGTTGACCGATCACGACCTCAACGAAGCCGAAGTTTTTCAGGTTCTGGCTATGCGTGGCGACGAGACAGCCGTTTCGCCGGCGCTGTGGGCTAAGTGCCTTGTGGAAGCGAGGAAATGGGCATGACCAAGACAGAAAACATACCGCCCCAAACGAATGTGCGGGTGAAGCCGCTTGAATGGCGAAAGGGGTACTGCGACGAAGCAGTCATAATCGAGCAAGCGTCGTTTGGCGGGCTGTATCAGGTCCGGCAATTCGGCGGCGGCTTATGGCTTGATTATCCCTATGCGTCTGCTGTGGAGTTTGGGACCGTAGACGCAGCAAAAGCAGCCGCGCAGGCGGACTATGAGCGCCGCGTCATGGCTTTGCTGGACGCAGCATCCCTGCCGATTTTGGTGGGTGAAGTTCCAGTCAACGCCTGCATCGCGAAGCTCACCTGGATGCTTACAACAACCGGTCGCGACTGGCGTAGCGGACAGGAGTTTATCACCGCTGCGCACAGCCAAGAAGTCATCGACACTTTGCGCGAGGCTTTGCGTTTACTGCAGGCTATGCGAACCGACCCAGCCAATCCTCTTTCGGTGGGTGGCGCAGAGGATGCATTCAAAGCCTGGTGGCTTTCATTGCCGGTGAAGCCGTCGATGATCATGCCTGCGAAAGATGGCTTTTGTGCTGGTTTTGCGGCAGCGATCGACGCGTCGCCGGCATCTATTTCGGTGGGGCAGCCCTTTGCCTGGTACTGGCACGACGCGACCGGCGCGCTGTGGATTACTGGCGACGGTCGCAAGCCCGACGTGCCGGCAGAGGCGAAGCCGCTCTATGAGCACCCGCAGGCCAATGATCTTTCGGCGGGATGGGTCAAAGGCATCGAGACGGCTCCTTATGCAACGACTGTCTTGGGCACCTACTTTGACGGTGACGTGGGTGAGTGGATTGTGCAGCTTTTTGTCGGAGACCGTCCCGCCGCGCCATTCACGCACTGGATGCTGGTCACGAGGCCCGACGAGGCGCCGCCAGCTGAACCTAATGTTCCGGTCGACAGGGATGATCTGGCTTGCAAGATCCAAGGCATCTTCTCGAGCAATCTCTCCATCGACGAAGATTATGACATCATCGGAACCGGGCCCGCATCCTACAAGGTCGCCGACCTGATACTCTCGCTCACATCGCCCCAACCGAAAACGGTTGTGGTCTGGACCAGCCAATACCAGCTGGACGAGGCGCTGAATTGTGGCATCGGCTACATTTACGGCGCGGAAGGGAAGCCAGAGAAGGCAGACATCCCGCTTATGCGACTGGCTGATGGTGGACCCGCTCCATCAGACAATCGCCCTCTTTTTGGCGAGCTTCCGTCACCTTCACCTTTCACGCGGAAGTTAGGTCACTCTGCCGCCGATCTTGTTGCCAAGATCGCTCAGGTTTCCACAGCTGTCGGCTTCCAAGCCAATGAACCAGCGATGGAGATGGCAGGGCAGATCGTTTCCATTCTAGCCGCCAATCCCGAGCACATCGAGCGTTTCATGTCCGAAGGCTCGGAGCTGTTTTTGGACGGCACCTTCAACCATGAAAACGGGTCGCTGACCTATCGCGCCATAAACGGCTCGATCCTGTCGCCGTCCGTTCTTCGCGAGAAGAAAGGGCAGCAGCAATGACCGCCAGCAACACGCGAGATCGCCTTATCGGAAACTTGCTCGATCGATGGGAGATGACGCCCAACGATCTGAAACAGGAGATGCGGGAGCATAGTTGCGGCAAGCAACTGGACGAGCTTTTGCACCATGTCGAATCCCCATCACCCCAACCGAGGGCGATGGGCACATCTACCCACGAGCAGGAGGAGTAGATGCTCGAATTCGCATATCTCCTCCACGTCGCCAGCCACGTGGACAGCGTCATCCCATCAACAAGGGAGTTCTGGCGGCGCAAGATCGGCATGCCGGAGGATGTCGTGGCCGATCCGCGGGCGCTGGCGGTGATCCTCGCCGAGCGTCGCGACACCTGTGGAAACAATGTGGATGACGCAACATGAGCCGAGCCCGCACTTACACGAAATCTGAAATCACGGATGCTGCTGCTGCGGCCGCGATGCACGGCGTGAACGTCATCATGCACCCAACTGGTGAGATTGAGTTCTCGCCCAAGAGATTTGCCGCCGAGAAGACAGAAGAAACGCCCGAGGAAGGGCTACAGAGGTGGCTTGATGGAAGGAAAGCTCGTCGGAGTGCATAAGGTCACCGTGAAGCTAGCTGATGGTAGGCTGGAAACCTACTACTACGCTTGGAGAGGCAAAGGCGCGCCTCGGATGAAATCGAAGCCAGGCACGAAGGCATTCACACAGGAATACGTTCGGCTGACCCGGGACCGACAAGCCGCCGCGGTGACCGGGACGATCGGCTCTCTGATAGACGATTTCCGCAAGACGCCCGGGTATCAGTCTCTATCGCCGTCAACTCGCCGCGACTACGAGCGCCAGTTCGGCGCCATCCGGCTGGAGTTCGAGACGTTCAGCGTCAAGCACATCGAGGCACGAGGCAGTCGCAAGGTGTTCCTTGATTGGCGCGATACGATGAGCGAAGCCCCGCGGTCGGCGGACATGCACATCGCCCTGCTCTCCCGCCTATTCGCTTGGGCAAAAGACAAGGAGATAATCCTCCGCAACCCGCTGGAGCGCGTGGAGCGCCTTCACGATGGCACGCGGCGGGATATCATCTGGACCGATGCACAGATCAACAAGGTGCTCACGGAAGCTGCTCCACACATTCGCTCGGTCGCAATGATCGCCCTTTGGACAATGCAGCGCCAGGCGGACATCCTCACGATGCCGACGCTGGCATTCGACGGGCAGAGGGTCATGATCAAGCAGGGGAAGACGGGAGCGCGAGTGCGCGTCGTGGCCGCACCAGACATCCTTCCGGTGCTGCGAAAGGCCAAAGAGATCCAGCAGCAGAGGGTTCTGGTGAACTCGTTCGGGCAGAACTGGACATCGAGTGGATTCCGGTCCTCATGGCGCAAAGAGATGGCGCGGCTCGGAGTGAAGGGCGTCACATTCCACGATTTGAGAGGAACCGCCATCACCTTCGCTTATGCTAACCTTGATCGGTCGCATGACGAGAAGATCAAACTTATTTCGGAGATTTCAGGCCACACGCAGGATGATGCCGAGTCGATCATCCGCAAACATTATCTGGCCGGCCAAGAGGTCGTTGATGCGATTGGCCGAGGAACGAAGAAGGAATAA